GGCGACGACGCCCAAGTTGCCGACGAAGCGGTCGGTCGAGGCGGTGCCGATCGCGCGCTGCGCCTGCGCCAGCACCGACACGAACTCGACGTTGAGCGGGATGCCGTTCATCTCGGGCGGCGGCGGCGGGATCGCGCCGGCTTCGAGCAGGTCGGCGAAGCACATCTCGACCATCGGCGACAGAAGCTCGTAGTGCAGCTGCTCGAGCACCGGCCCGAGTACCAGCATCTTCTCCTCGTGCCGCTCGGCGATCTCGGTCGCCGTCATCGTCGTCGGCTCCATCTGCGTCAGCATCAGGAACAGGTCGGCGAAGAACGCCTGGTTGATGCGCTGGCGAATGTCCTGAATGTCGGCGAGCAGGTGGTTGAGGTCGAGGTTCGATTGGAACATCTGCCGCGACGCGCCGCTGTTGGGCTCGGCGGTGTTGAAATAGGTGACGCCGCCAGGCAGCAGGTCGGCCTTGCCGTCGGCGGTGGTCGGCAGGCCGATCGGCGGCTTGGTCTGGTAGTCGATGCCCTGCGCCTTGCGCAGCTGCTCGTGCTGAAGCTGCTTGATGTCGCCGAGCGCTTCCATGCCCGGCGAGTTGCCGTAGACGTCGCCGCCGGTCGCGTGCCAGCGCGGCGCGACCAGCCGGAAGCGCTTGAGTCCGCTTTCGCTGAGATACTGCCCCGGCGCCGCGCCCTTCTCGAAGTAGCACGAGGCGTAGGGCATGTTCTTCGCCCCGCCCGCGTCATAGTCGCGCTCCTCGCGCGGCTCGATGCCGTGGATGATGGTGATCCACTGGTCGACCTGGTTGCGGTCGAACAGCGAGCGCACCGAATTGCTGCAATTCTCGCGCCCGAACTTCTTGACCAGCGCGCCGACGCGAATGTCGACCTCACGGTAGAAGGCGTTGACCATGCCCTCGTAGTCGGTGGCGATGGCGTATTCGCCGCAGGTGAAGGTGTAGTTGTGCTGCACCCGCTCGAAATTCGGCATGATGAGGTTGGCGGCGGTGCCGAAGCAGCCAAGTTCCTCGTAGATGGTGTGCAGCGCGCGGTAGTGGTTGCCCTTGGCGAACACCCGCAGCATCAGCTTGCGGCAGTCGTTGAGCCACTGCTTGACGCTGTGGTGCTCGTCGAGCGTGTCGTTGCTGGTGGTCAGCCGGAACCAGGGGCGCGCCGGGCTGGTCATGCCGGCCATGAGCCCTGCGGCGAGCACGCGCAGCGCCCGCGTGCCGGTGCTGTCGTAGATCGCGTTGTGGCGCTTCTCGCCCTTGTTGCGATCAGAGGTGAAGAACCGCCCGAGGCGCGGCTGAAGGTAGCGTGACAGCTCGGTCCAGTGCGGCACCCACGACGCGCGTTCGGTTTTCAGCGCCTCCCACCGGCGCACCATCTTGTCCTTGTCGGCGGCCATCCGGTCAGCCCGCGAACTGCGCGGGGCGTGCGCCCTGCTGCGTGTAGATGCGCGAGCCGAAGCTGCGGTTGGGCGACGATGGCCCGGCGGGCGTCATCAGTGTTCCGCGCTGCGCGGCCTGCGAGGCGAAGATCGGCGCGAGCAGTGCGCGCACCGGGTGGTCGTTGGGGCCTTGCGGGGCGCACATCACGTCAGCCTCCAAGCAACGTGGCGCGGCCGAGCAGCGTCGGTTCAGGGGTCGAGCCGCCAGGGCCCGTCAGCATCGTGGAGCCGACCCCACTGCCGCCGAGCCCGAGGTTCTGCTGGATCATCGTCGCGAAATCGCTCTGCTTGCGGTTCGCGCTGTTGATGAGCCGTTCGTTCGCGGCCTTGTCGTCTGCTGCCTGCTTCAGCGCCTGGGTCTGCGCCTGCTGCATCGCCTTCTTCTGCGAGGAGGCGGCCTTGTTCGCGCTGTAGATGCTTGCCCCGGCCGCGATAGCCGAACCGGCGACGACAGCGATGGGAAGTGCAAGTGGTCCGCACATGGACGGGTGGCCCTTTCATTCGGGGGCCGAGGATAGGGCTGCGCGTCGCGCTTAAGCGTACGGGGATGGAGCAGGGGGCCGAGGTAACAGGGGGAAACCCTCGGCCCCCACGACCAGGAGGGGAGCCTTGTCGCCCGAGGATGATGCTACCGGCAGGGGCGCTTAAGCGTACGGGTCGTGCCAGCGCTTCGGCGCGCGTGGCAGCGGCTTCTCCTCGGGGTCGACGACCGGGCGGCCTTCGAGCGTCGTGCGCCGGCCGTCCTCGTGGAGATGCACGAGCTTGCCCTTGTGGCTGGCGAGGATGGGTTCATTCATAGGGATTGTAGTCCCTCTGCTTGCGCGTTCCGAAAATCCTGTCGAGGTGCGCCATCTTGGGCGTTTCGATCAGCCCGAGGATATAGGCCGATGCCCGGTCGGGCGAGCGGCCGATGCGCTCGATGATCTGGTCGCGGCTCTCGATCTCGATGATCGGGCCGCGCAGCCGCCACTTGGGCGCGGTCAGCTCGGCCAGCAGTTCAGATTCGTCGGGCAGCATGGCGCCGGTGTTGTTCGACGGGTCGAGCCATTCACGCATTCGCCACCACAATTCGCTGCGCAGGTTGGCGAAGCTCAGCCGCCCGCTCCTGTCGTGGCCGAGGCTCTTTTCGGCGACGTTGACACCGATGACCTGCTGCTTCGCGCTGCGCAGGAAGTCGTACGGGCTGGCGCCGACGCCGATCACGTCGATGTGGATGGGCGCCGCGTCGCGCAGCGCGGCGATGACCAGGCCCGAGACCGCAGGGCCGTCGGGCGTCTGCGTGCCGGGGTAGACCAGAGTGCGGTCGAACCAGTTGCCGTGGCGCCGCGCGATCGTCGTCTGGTCCTTGCCGCCGCGCGCCACGTCGACACCCATGCTGTCCATCTCGGGCTTGACGTTGGGCTCGCGCCAACGGGCCATCGCCGCCTCGATCCACAGCGTCGGGATGACCTGCCAAGGGTCGTCCTCCATGCCCGCCGCGAAGTCGCCCTTGAGCATCTGCGAGCGGAGCGGCTCGGGTAGCGCCTGAAGCTGTGCCATGTAGCCGGTTCCGTAGAGGTGGGGGTTGTCGGTGACGCGCGCCGGGATGAACGTGCGCGACTTGGGCGTGATGATCTCCTCGGGCGGATAGTCCTCGGGGTCGAAGTCGTAGCAGGGCTCGCCGTCGGCCAGCACGAACGGCTCGGGGCCGTCGACCCACAGGTCGCGGCTGGTGCCGTTGTCGGCCGGCACCATCGCCGCCCACAGCAGCTTGCCCGGCTCCTGCGGGTAGAGCGGGTGTTTCTTGTCGAGCCAGGGGCCGAAGAACGTCACCAACCACCGCCCTTCGGCACTGGTCGGCGGGTTGAAGGTCAGGAGCATCTGGCACTTCTGGTTCGGGTCGACCGAGCGAATCCAGCCGGCGAGGAAGCGGATCTGCGTCTCGAGGAAGTTGGCGGCCTCGTCGGGCCACAGCAGGTCGTGCGGGCGGCCCTGGTACTTCTTCTCGTCGCCGAGGTTGGGCACCGCGCCGAACTCGATCTGCAAGGGCACGCCGTCACGGCGTTTGGTGCGCCAGATGTTCTGCTGCCCGTTGAAGCCGTCGCGGTTGCCGAACAGTTCGGTGAAGCGGTCGACGATGCCGGTGAGCTCGGTACCGACGCGGCGCAGCACCATGACCTTCTGGTGTTGAGTAATCGACTTGCCACAGCCCAAATCCGTCTTGCCGCCGCCAGCCGCGCCGCCGTAGCCGATGATGTCGGCCTCGCTCTCGTAGGCCATCGTCTGCGGCCCCGCGAGCGGGCGCCATGGCACCGCGCTCCACTGCGCGACGATGGCGTCGATCTGCCGGCGCTCTGCCGCTGTCAGGTAGGGCAGAAGCTCGGCGATCTCCTCGGGCGAGTAGCTATCGAGCGGCGCGCTTGAGGTCATCGGCGAGGAACTTCGCGGCTGCGCCCATCAGCGCATAATCGCCGTCCGACCAGGCCGTGTGGATCACCCCATCGGTGCCGATCGCGACCAGCGCGACGCTGACGATCTCGTGAGCGTGAACGCCGTCGATCGCACGGCCGAGCGTGTTGAGCGGGTTGCCGCTGGCGCTCTCGATGATCTCGGCCTCGAAGCTGAACGGGTGGCTCTTGATCCACTGCCCGCCGCCGAACCAGTCGCGCTCGAAGCGCTCGGCTTCGGACGCTTCGACGCGCGCCTCGGCCTTGTCCTTCAGGCCGTCGATGATCGGCTGGAACGCACGGAACAGGCGCGAGCGGCGGGTGAGGGCGACCATCACAGGACCAGCACCACAGCGAGGATTACAGCTGCGGCGAGGGGCAGCGCGCAGCCGACGATCGGCGCCCACGCCATGCGGTCCTCGGCGCTGTCGGGGTGCCACAGGCTCACGCGAGGTCGCTCCCGTCCTTGGCCTGGCGCTCCCTGGCGGCGGCGAGGATGGCGGCGATGCTTTGCGCGGGGTCGGCGGCCGGTGCGTCGTTGCCGTTCACGTCGGTCTGCGCGGTCTGGATGCGCTCGCCGTAGCGCTGTGGGTTGAGCTTCGCGAGATACCAGCGGTCGGCATCGAAGGCGAGGCGCCCTAGCGCGGCGTCCTTCGCACTCTTGGCCTTCTCGACGGCCTGGTCGGCGCGTTCATCGAAGCCAAGGTCGCGCGCGCGGGCGATAGCCGCCGCGATATCGGGGTCGTCATCGCACCAACGCTGGATGGTCGAACGGTTGGGAAATCCCTGCTCTGCGCAAATCGCGCTGAGCGACAAGCCCTTGGCAAGCTCCTCACAAATCCTGGGCACAACCTGATCGCGGTCAAGCATCAGAACCCACGCTCGATCAGCCGCGAGTGCGGAGCCTTCACGCTCAGCTTCACGCGGCGATAACCCACCGCAGCCGTCGCGCGGCGTCGGAAGTTGATGATGTCGTACACGGTGCCCTTGCTCACCTCGAACTTCCTCGCAATCTCGCCGAACGACAGGGGCTTCGCGCCATCGGTCGGGTTGCGGAGCTCGTGGATAAGATCCACCTCGGCATCACTGAGCTTCGCGCACTGGTGGTCCTCACCCACCCGGTAGTTCTTGTCGTTCACCCCGACCATCCGGCTCTCGCCGTAAGGGATATGCATCGTCCGACCCCCCGGTCGTTGACCCTCCCTAACGATGAGTCGTTTTTCGCATGAGGTCAATGCGATTTTTGGATGAGCGGTTTTCGGGTTCTTAACCGGGGTGAGCGCCCCGCGCCGGGTGACACGCAACGCATGACACACATGGGGGGTCGCCAACTTTCCCAGAATCGCACTTTTTATCACATACGTAAGCTTTATAATAAAGATGTGTGTCAGTGTGTCAGTAGTAGTTAAGTATCTCATTACGCTAGGTTTTCCGCGTCACGCATCCCGACACTCTTGTGAAACGCATCTAGACTTGGGTGTCGCCAACCACGCACAATCGCGCCTTCTTCGCGCCGAAAACCGGGTTTGAAGCCCATATCTCGTAAAATTTTGCAGATTCGATTGCGCACAGCCTTGTTGTGATTTTTTGCGTCCAGCAGCAAAGCACCCCTCGCGACACGCTCCGCAGTCGTGAAAAATGACCCGTCCCAATGGCTGTCGTCGTGCGGCGCTTCGATCGAAACCAGCCATTTCGCGACGGCTGCTTCCCACATATCCTCGACCATGTAGCGCTCGATCTCGCTTTTCCCGAGGTCGTGGGCGCCCTGCCACATCACCCCCTTTTCGCGATACAGGGCCGCGCCCTCGGCCCACAGCTGCTCGCGCATGGCCCTCGCCTTCTCGCGGTTGGAGTTGCTGACCCTGACCGGCAGCCAGCGGCGCTTGCCGCTCTCGCCGTCGAACAGGTCTTCGTCGTTGGTCGTGCCGACCAGCACCAGGCGCCGAGGATAGTGAGTTTTCTTCTCCTTGTACTTGGGCGTCCACTCCTCGACCTGCGTGGTGATGAACCCCTTGGTGCCCTCGCCGCCGCGTCCTTGCAGGCCGCGCATCTCCTCGATTTCGCCGAGCAGCGCGCCGCGCATCTTGCGCGACAGATCGGCGTCGCGGTGGGCGAGGTCGATCTTGGTGTAGTTGGCGAGGCTCGGCACCAGCGCCTGCAGCGTCGTCGTCTTGTAGTGGCCCTCCTCGCTGAGCAGGATGGGCACCATGTCGACCTGTACCGGGGCGTCGAGCACGCGGCCGGCGTGCGCGGTCCACCAGTAGGTCGCGACGGCGCGGGTGTAGGGTGTATCCTCGGCGCCGAACACTTCACTGAGGAAGGTCTCGACGCGCGGCGTCCCGTCCCACTTGAGCGATTCCAGCCACTCGACCGCGCTGTCGATGCGCAGCCGCTCGCACACGCCGTCGATCGCGTCGCGCATGATCTCCTTGCCGACCGGCTTGAACCCCAACTGGTCGAGGCGGCGGCGCATCAGGGCCATGTCGGCGTCGCGCAGGGGCCGCCAGCCGGGGCCCTCCTCGAAGCCGATCACCTCCTCGCCGAGGAACGTGTCGTAGGCGACCTTGAAACCGAACCACGCGGGGTTCTCGAGCGCGAGCATGACGTTGTGCAGCAGCGCGGGGATCTCACCCGTCTTGACGTTGACCTGAAGGAAGCGCGGCCGGGCCGGCGGCTCCTTGGCCTTGTCGTCGGCGACAGCGGGCAGCGTCTCGAAGTCCGAGCTCGTGCCGCAACCTACCTTTTCCCTGAACTCGTCGTCGGTGCGCTTGGCGCAACTGGCGTGAAGGCACTTGTAATGCCCGACTTCATAGCCGTTTGTACCAGCAGGAAACCAGCAAGCTTCAGTGACACCAGAGTCTGAGCTGTGGCCATCAGCCCAAGGGCAAGCCACGAAAAGTTGTCCATCTCTACCCTCCGCTAATACGAGGCCCTGCTCGACCAGGTGCTCGGCCGTCAGGTCGGTCGCGTGGAAGTCCGCGCCGCGCCGCCTTGTGCCCGCCTCGTAGGCGGTGTCGGGCAGGGCGTAGAGGTCGACGATGTTCGCCCACGCCGCCTCGAACTGAGCGGCGCTGACGACGGGAAAGTCGGGCGGCCCGCCGTCCCACTCGTAACGCGACCCGCTCGGATGGGTGCCACAGGCCACGAACTGCTGCCCATTGCCAAGGAACTCGACGAGGCCGTGCTCCGTCCTGAACGACCGCTTCGGCAGGTCGCCCTCGACGATGAAAGCAAGCAGCATCTTGGCCGAGGCGGGGCGCCGATGGCGCGTCGGCAGGAGCATTCCGAGCGTCGTCGTGAAGTCGATCGCGATGGCTTCGGCCTGGCTATGGTCGACGTCGATGTCGAGCGCTCGGCATAGCCGAGTCTGGATGCAGATGCCGAGCCGGTCATCGGCTGACCAGCGCTCGATCTCCTTGCCCGTCGTGCGCTTCGACGTCCAATCGGGGATGCCAACGGCATAATCGTTCGCGTTGAACAGCGAAGGCGTCTTGCCCAGGGCCTTCATCTTCGAGGCGTCGCTGATGATCGCCGTCGGGTCGCTGACGACAGGCAGCAAGTCCTCGGTCAGCCCGAGGCCCAGGTCGAAGTGAATCCAATCCTCTTTCGAGGCCCCCCAATGTGTCATACAAGGTCATCCCCCAGCGACCAGCTTACGGCTTCGGCGAAGTTGATCGCCGTCTCGGCGTCGAGCGCGTTGCCGTAGGCGCGCAGGCGTCCCACTCTGGCGGAAGCCGCATGAGCCAACGGGAATGTGCCGGGCTCAACTGGCCGCCACTTTTCATCTCGGCAGTAGAGCCAATCAACAGGCTGCCGTCCGAGCAAAGGCGCGCTGGTTCCGCTTTCATCGCGTCCCTCGCTAGGCACGCGCAGCCGTGTTTCGTCCCGTGCTTCTCCTTCTGCCCCGACCCCCTCGGTGACGTGTCGTGCGCTTGAGGCGTCGTCCACCCCGCCAACTCGACGCAGTTCGGAAGCTCGCTGTTCTTGTGAGCCGCCGCTCGCCCTCTGCCGTCCGCTCTCAGCGGCGTCGGCCAGTCCGCGAGGTGAACGGCTGTCTGTAGATTCTCGCCGCCCTCGCGACCCTGCGTCCCGGCACCCGTCGAGTTGTTGCTCGTCGTCGTCGGCCACCCCGACAAAATAAGTTCGTTGCCTGATATGCGCGCCGCCGAACCCCGCAGCGCACAGATCGGCGCTGCTAGAGGTATATCCCATTGTCGCCAGGTCAGCTTGTACAACAGCGAGCCATAGGCGCCCGTCTGCGCTCGCAACCTGCTCTCCAACGACCCGTGGAGGGCGGCGCGCCTTGATGAGGCGAGCAAACTCAGGCCAAAGGTGCCGACCGTCGGCGAAGCGATCACAGCCGCAATCGAGGCAGATGAAATGTCCGGTTTTTCGAGGGTGGCAGAGATTACGGCTGCTGCCACATTCAGGGCATCGTTGGCCTTTGCCTGCTGACGAGAACGGGGGGCAGGGGCAAGATCCGGTCCACACCGGCCGGTCGTCGGACCAACCCGCGTTTCGCAGGGCGTAAGACCAGACGCCGATCCCGGCGAAGAAGTGACATTGGGTGAAACCTCGAAGGTCATCGGGTGTTACGTCCTCTATGCTCCGCTCGTCGACCTCGCCGGGCGCGATGAGTCCTGCCTCGATCAGGTTGCGCAGCCACGCGGCGGCGTAGGGGTCTATCTCATTATAGTAACTGCTCATTTGGCGAGGTACTTCGCCGCAAGAAGGAGCAGATCGGGGTTATCGCGAAACTTTCCCAAACCATGATTACAAGCGTCGCAGAGAAGCCCGCGAACGCACTGTCCGCAGGTCCGCTCGCCTGGGCAGCAGCTGTGGTCGTGATCGACAGCGAGCGCTCTCTTCGGGTTCACTCCCCCGCAGATCGCGCACCCACCGTTCTGTTGTGCGAGCAGGGCCGCGTAGCCTTCCGCCGACAGCCCAAACAGGCGAACTCGCCTCATTTCGTTCTGGCGGTCGAGATACCTGCGACGATTTCGCGCTTGGTATTCGCGCGCGCGAATGTCAGTGCAGACGACGCAGGATCGCGTCGATACATATCTCGGCGCTACGTGTCCGCGCCTACACGGTCGGCCCGTTTCGTACGTCTTTGCAGGCGAGGGCCAACGACTCATACAGCCTGCGGTCCCAGGCCCGCCCTGATCTTCTCGAGGTGCCGGCGCACCGCCTTGTCCGTGAGCCCCATGCGCTCGGCGATGGCCTCGATGCTCAAGTCCTCGCTCAGCAGCTCGGCCACCTGGTCGCGCTTGGTCAGCTTCTTCGGTTTGGCCGCGCGGCGCTTCCTGAAATACTCGGCGCGGCTCTTGCGCTGCGCTGCGTGCTCCTTGGGCTTGCGCCGCCGGTTGGAGTAGCTGGCCGCCGGGTTGCGGTTCGAGTGGAACAGGCCGGTGCTCATGCGAGGTCCAGCCCGAGGCGCCGCTCGGCGATAGCCACATATTCAGGGTTGAGTTCGATGCCGACGAAACGGAAGCCTTCGGCCAGCGCCGCGAGCCCTGTGCTGCCCGAACCGAGGAATGGGTCGAGCACGAGACCGCCCGGCGGCGTCACCAGCCGGCACAGCCAGCGCATCAGCGCCTGGGGCTTTACCGTCGGGTGATCGTTGCCCTCACCGCGTTCGGACTTGCTCGTCTTGGCGCAGTAGAAGAAGCGGGCGGCGGAACCGGGATCGCCGTATCCGAGATGCACGTCTCCGGCCTTCTTGGGGACAACTTGCGTGACATTGCGATCGTCCGTCCCGCGAACGTAGGTGCTGGATGCGCCCGTCTCCGGAAACCCCGCCACCACTTCATCGCTTCCGTCATGGCAGAGGTTGGCGGGCCAACGACCCGCGCTGTTCGCTGAGCCGCAGCCCATTGCGAAATCAAGGTCGCGCTTCCGGTTGTCGGCGTGTCCCCGATCACCCGAACAGTTCTTAGCGTAGTCAGCATCTTTGACCGCTATCCTGCACCCGTCGATGTTGATCGCGCCCGTGCCGTGATCGAGCACGTTGGTCGCAACGGTTCCGATCAGCGGCTTGCGGGCGAGGCAAATGGGTTCCCAGGACGGCTTGAGAGCGGTGCCCCATCCCTGCCATTGCTTCGCCTCAGCAGAGGTCGGCGCGGTGATCGCGGCGATCATGCGTTCGCCACTGTCGCGCTTGTAGTTGTCGCCCCGAATATCGGGGCCGACGTCCTTGTGGCCTAGAACTTCGCGCTCTGCGCCGGCGGCCTTGTCGATGGCCTTGCTGACGTCGAGCGACTTGGGAAAGCCCGAGCCGTACACCCACGCCAGCTGGTCGCGGACCTCGAAGCCCGCATCCTCGATCGCGACGACCATCCGGTGATAGGTGCGCGTGCCGCTGAACGCGAGGAGGTGGCCGCCGGGCTTCAACACGCGCAGCGCTTCAGCCCACAGATCGACGCGGAACGCGACATCGCCTCCGTCCCACTTCATGCCCATGAAGCCGCCCTCGCCGCTGCCGCCCTTCTTGTTGGCGGTGAGGTGGTAGGGCGGGTCGCAAACAATCGAATCGACCGACGCCTCGGGCAACTCGCGCAGCCTCTCGCGGCAGTCGCCGACCAGAATCTGCACCGACATCACCCCACCTGCCGCGAAGCGTTCAGATCCTTGAACTCCTCGTGCGTGCGCAGGGCGTCCTCAACCTGGGCGACTCGCCAGTGGGGGATGCTCCTGCGCCGCTTCCACGAGTGGACAGTGGACAGCGATTCGCCCAAAATTTTCGCGAGCTTGGTCACGCCCCCCTTCTGGTTCCAGTAGGGGTCGAGCTGTTCGATAAGGGTCTGCATACGCTTTGCATATACGAAAAGCGTATTGGTTCAATCCCATTTCGATACGATTTCCGAAATTAATTTCCAGTTATCCAAAGTTAGTTTCACTTGACTGGTGAATCGTGCGATATACGCATTGCGTATCTGTCCCGCTGTGCCGAACGCAGGAGATGATGAAGTGGCCGACACCGACCTGATCCACCGCCTGAAAGAGGCGCGAATCCCTCACTCCAAGATCGCGAAGGCGCTCGGCCGTTCGCAGCCTTCCGCGACCCGCCTGCTCAACGGGCAACGCGCGTTGAAGGTCGACGACGTGCCCAAGCTCGAGGCCCTGCTCAGGCACTGGGTTCCTGACCCCGACGTTCACGCTAACGATGAGGAAACGATTTCCTACGTACCGATCAACGTCATGCCTACGTACGCCGGCATGGGTGGGGGCGGAACCGGCGAGGGCGAGCAGGAGAAGGCTCTAGTGCCCCGTTACTTGATTGAAGGAATTTTAAGAGGCCGCCAGCAGAATTTCGTCCTCGTGCGCGTGCGCGGGGACAGCATGGAACCGGACTTCCGTCACGACGACGAGCTGCTGGTGGATCTGCGCGACGTATCGCCGACGCAGCCCGGCCCGTTCGCGCTGTGGCACGACGACGCCTATGTCGTGAAGAACGTCGAGCGGATGATCGACGGGCGGCTGCGCATCTTCTCGACCAACCCCAAGTACCAGACCGTTGAGCAGCCGCTCGACAACACGCGCATCATCGGCCGCCCGGTGTGGTTCGGGAGGCGGCTGTGAGCCTGCGCTCCTGGGCGTGGGGCAGCTTCTTTGTCCTGTGGGCGGGGATCTATGCGATCCTGCCCTACGACTACGCCGGCGCCGACACGCTGACCGGCGACGATATCCAGCAGGTCGTGAAGGCGCTCGGCGCCACGATCACCATCTGGTCGCCCATATTCGGGACACTCTACGCGCTGCGCTGGTGGCGTCGAAAAACGCATTAAACTACAAAAAGCGTATTGACCCTATACGAAAGGCGCATTATCGAATCGCTTAACAGGAGGCGATTCGATGGGGACTCAAGCCCATAAAGACTTGCTGCGCGGGCTGAACCGCGCTCGCGGCGATCTCGTCGCGATCGAGAAGCGCCTGCGCGCCGAGGCTGCGCACGCCCACCGCGCCATCAGCCACATCGACCACTGCCTGCAGCGGATCGGCCAGTGAGCCTCTATCCTTCCGCGCTCGTCTGCCCCGCCTGCGACCTGCTGGTCGAGGGCGCGTGGGCCGAGCACGTCCGCTGCAAGTGCAACGATGCGAAGGTCGTGCCGCTCATCCCCCGCGCACAGGTCGAAGCGGCCCGCGCGTACGAGCGCCTGGTCGCCGACAAACCTCAACCCGTCACGCCCGACAAACGGAGGCCGCACCTGTGGGCCTGAGAATAGACAACAACCCCGGCACGCGCACCGTGCGCAGCATCCTCATCAGCTGCGACGTCTGCCACGTCGAAGTCAGCGACACCGAGATCGCCAAGCGAGGCGGGCTCCTCGAGATGGGCTGGCTGCGCCGCTTCAACAGCGAGACGCGCAACAACGAATACTTCTGTCCCGAACACCATCCAGAGGAGGAATCTCGTGGGAATTGAGATCAAGATCGAGGCCGCAAACCCGGCTGACGCCATTGCGCAGGTGCTGGCGCTCGCGGCGGGCTTCGCGACCGGTACGGCGGTCCAGATGGGCTCGGGGCCGATCCCCGATAAGCCGGTGGTCGAACCCGAGAAGCTGTCGAACCGCAAGCCGCGCAAGCCCAGGGCCGAGAAGGCCGAGGAACCCGCGCAGGAGTCCGAGGAGGGAAACGCTACTACGTCCTCAGAGGAGAGCGCATCCCCGTCCTCTGGCACCGCCTCGAAGCCGACGGAAGCTGGACCGTCAGGCCAGGACAATGACGAACCCACCATCGTCTACGCCGACGTGCAAAAGGCCGTGAACGGCCTCGCCGCCGCCAAGGGCCGCGATGCGGTCATCAAGATCCTCAATGACTTCGGCGTCGACCACGCGACCAAGCTCAAGGAGGAGCAGTGGGCTGACGTGGTGGCCGAGATGCAGCAGGCGAAGGAGGACGCGTGATGGGCGACTATATCACGATCGCGCTGTCCCTCGGCGCGGCCTTCGCCAGCGGCCTCACGGTCGGCATCGCCAGGTACAAGAGCCTGTGGCTCGACGCCTGCGGCGACATCGGCAAGGCGCTCGCCGAGCGCGACATGTGGCGCCACGAGGCCAACATCTTCGCCCGCGAGCTGCAGACGCTCCGCACGAAGGTGCCGCAGCGCGACCCCAAGACGAACCGCTTCGTCAAGAGGAAGGTCGCGTGATGAGCGGTTCGCCGTACACTTATGCCGACGATCTTACGGCGTGGGCGCAAGCCGCGATGCAGCGCGCACCCGACTTCGTGATCGGCGACAACTACCTGCGCCGCTGGTGGATCGTGCCCCGCAACAAGGGCTGCAACGTCTACCTGCACGAAATCCTGCACAGCGACGACGACCGCGCGCTGCACGACCACCCCTGGGACAATACCTCGATGCTGCTCGAAGGCAGCTACATCGAGCACACCCCCGAGGGTTCGTTCGTCCGCGCCGCCGGCAGCATCGTTCACCGGAAAGCGACAGACGCGCACCGCCTTGAGATCCCCGAGGGCGGGCGCGCTGTGTCGCTGTTCTTCACCGGGCCGTTGGTGCGCGAGTGGGGCTTCCACTGCCCGCAGGGCTGGCGGCACTGGCGCGATTTCGTCGACAGCCGCGACAGCGGACAAGTCGGCCGGGGGTGTGGCGAATGACCGCGCACGCGCTCCACGGCGCTTCCAAGGCCGAGCGGTGGCTACATTGCTATCCGTCGCTCGCGCTCGAAGCCGACCTGCCCGACACGTCCAGCGGCTACGCGGATTGGGGCACCGACGCCCACGAGCTCGCCGCGATCTGCCTGACCGAGAACCAGGACGCCAAGGCGTTCGAGGGGCGCGTGATGACGCTCGGCAACACGGTCGACGACGAGATGATCGACTGCGTGCAGACCTACGTTGATGCTGTGCGCGGCTATGTCGACGGCGGCGACCTGTTCGTCGAGCAGCGCGTCAGTTTCGCCCGGCTGCTCGGCCTGCCCGATGATGACGGGTTCGGCACGTCCGACGCGATCATCATCTCGGGCTGCGGCGCCGAAATTCAAATCCACGACCTCAAGACGGGTCGCGGAGTGCCCGTCGCCGCCGAGCGCAACGAGCAGATGCTGCTCTACGCCGCCGGCGCGATCGAGCAGTTCGGCCTCGCCTACAACTTCGAGCGCGTGCGCGTGGTCATCCACCAGCCGCGTCTGAGCCGGAACCCCGACGAGTGGGAATGCTCCATGCTCGACGTGTCCGATCTCGTTGCCAAGGCGCGCGAGGTCATCGCGTCAAAGCCGACCGAGCCTAGCCCAAGCGAAGCGGCGTGCCGCTTCTGCAAGGCCAAGGCGATCTGCCCCGCGCTCGAACGCGAGGTGCAGCAGGCCGTGCTCGGCGACTTCAGCGACCTGACCGCGAAGGCCGTCGCCGAGGCGACTGACAAGCTGCCCTACGTCTACAGCCAGGCGCTTGGGCGTCGCATGGATGCGGTCGAGCTTGTCGAAATCTGGTGCAAGGCCGTGCGCGCCCGCGCTGAGAGCGAACTGCTCGCCGGCCGCAGGGTCGACGGGTGGAAGCTGGTCGAGGGACGCAGGGGCAACCGCGAGTGGCGCGACCCGAACGCGGTCGAGGAAGCGCTCAAGGGTATGCGCCTCAAGGCCGACGACATCTACGACCGCAAGCTCATCAGCCCGGCCAGGGCCGAGAAGCTGCTCAAGGACAGCCCGAGGCGGTGGAGCGCGATTAGCGCGCACATCACGCAATCCGAAGGCAAACCCTCGGTCGCGCCGATGAGCGACAAGCGCCCCGCCTACAGCGTGGCCGACGATTTCGAGGATCTGACGGCGCCGGCGGCGTCAGGCCCCGAGCAACACCCATTCCGCCAGTAGGAGAGCAACGATGAAACTGCACTTGAAGAACGCGAGGCTCGCCTTCCCGGCGATCTTCGAGCCGAAGTCGGTCGCGGGCGAGGAGCCTGCCTTCTCGGCTTCGCTCATCATCCCGCCCGACCACCCGCAGATGGCCGAGATCAACGAAGCGATCGAGGCCGTCGCTAAGGAGAAGTGGGGCGCGAAGGCGGCCGAACAGCTGAAGGCGATGCGCGCCAAGGGCAACGTCTGCCTGCACGACGGTGACGAGAAGGCCAACTACGACGGGTTCGAGGGCAACTTCTACGTCTCGTCGCGCAGCAAGACGCGGCCTCTGGTCCTCGACCGCGACAAGTCGCCGCTGACGCAGAGCGACGGCCGGCCCTACGGCGGCTGCTACGTCTACGCTTCGCTCGAACTGTGGGCGCAGGACAACCAGTTCGGCAAGCGCGTCAACGCGCAGCTGAAGGGCGTCCAGTTCTACCGCGATGGCGACGCCTTCTCGGGCGGCGCACCGGCCGACGAGAGCGACTTCGACGACCTCACCGAGGGCGCCGACGCGGGAGAGCTGGCGTGACGGCGGCGGGCCACAACCACGTCGCGGCCGAGCAATTGCGCCTCTTCATCGAGCGCGTCGAACGCTTGACCGAGGAGAAGCAAGGAATCGCCGACGACATCAAGGACGTGTTCGCCGAAGCGAAGGCCAACGGGTACGACACGAGGACCATGCGCGAAGTCATCAAGCTCCGCAAAATGGAAATCCACACCCGGCAGGAACGGCAAGCGCTGCTCGACACGTACTGCGGCTGCCTCGGCTTGGCCTGACCTCCCCAAGACGCGGGTTCCCGCTTGTCCCGCGTCGCTGCCCCGCCTTTCGCCTCCCTGTGGGGGCGGGGCAGCACCTTCTTTTCAGCGAGGCGCGGCGTGTTTCCCCGAGAGCACGCACCCCACGCGCCGCGCCTCACTCAAGAGAAGGGGAAAGCCGATGATGAACTGGAAACGCAATCCAGGGCTGCCGGTGAAGCGGCTGCCCAAGAACGACGAGGTTCACGAGATCATGACTCCCGAGCTTCGGGAACTGCTGAAGGAACGGGAGCAACGTGCTGTTGCATCTTGATCTGGAAACCTGGTCAGAGACACCGATCGGCCACGGCACCAGCCGTTATGCCGAGGGCTCGGAGGTGCTGCTCAGCGCCTTCGCGCTGGACGACGATCCGGTCGAGGTCGTGGAGGGTTGGCCTCGCGCGCTCACCAGCCTGGTCGATAGCGCAGACCGGATCGTCGTTCATGGCGCGCGGTTCGAGCGCACCATCCTCAAGCACCAGGGCGTCACCCTGCCGGTCGAAAAGACGCACTGCACGATGGCGCAGGCGCGCAGCGTCGGCCTGCCCGGCGCGCTCGGAACGCTGTGCGATATCCTCGGCGTGCCGGTCGACAAGGCCAAGGACAAGCAGGGCCGCCAGCTAATCAACCTGTTCTGCAAGCCGCTGCCGAAGAACCGCAAGGAGCGCCGCGCGACCAGGCACACGCACCCGGTCGAGTGGCAGCGATTCGTCGACTATGCCGGCCTCGACGTCGAGGCGATGCGCGAGGTCTACAAGCGCCTGCCCGTCTGGAACTACCAGGGCGCCGAGCGCGAGCTTTGGGAGCTCGACCAGCGCATCAACGAGCGCGGCTTCGCGATCGACCTTGACCTCGCCCGCGCCGCGATCACCGCCGTCGCCGCCGAGCAGAAGCGCTTGGGCAAGCGGACGCAGGAACTGACCGACGACGCGGTGCAGTCGACCAACCAGCGCGACGAGTTGCTGAAGCACCTGCTCGAAGAATGCGGCGTCACGCTGCCTGATATGCAAAAAGGTACGCTCGAGCGGCGCTTGAACGACGAGATGCTGCCCGACGCCGCGCGCGAACTGATCGCGATCCGGCTCGAAGCGTCGAGCACCAGCGTCGCGAAGTACCAGGCCCTCGTCAACGCGACGTCGAGCGACGGGCGGCTGCGCGGTGCGCTGGAGTTCTGTGGCGCAGCGCGCACCGGGCGGTGGTCGGGGCGGCTGTTTCAGCCGCAGAATTTGCCGAGGCCAAAGCACGATAACGACGAGATCGAAGCGACGATCGACGCGCTCAAGAGCGGCACGGCCGACATGCTCTACGAGGACGTCATCGCCCGCTGCTCATCGGCCATCCGGGGCGCGATCATTGCGCCCGAGGGCAAGAAGCTGATCGTTGCCGACCTCGCCAATATCGAGGGCCGCGTGCTGGCGTGGCTCGCCGGCGAGCAGTGGAAGCTCGACGCCTTCAGGGCCTACGACGAAGGGCGCGGCCCCGACCTTTATCTCGTCACAGCTGCGCAGATCCTCGGCAAGCGCGTCGAGCAGGTGACGAAGGATGAGCGCCAGTCGACGGGCAAGGTGCCAGAACTCGCTTGCGGCTTCGGCGGCGCGGTCGGCGCGTTTGAATCAATGGCGCAACTTTACGGCCTCGACATCGACGAGCAAGGAGCGCTGCGCATCGTGAGGGCTTGGCGTGCCCGTCATCCAGAGACGGTGCAGCTGTGGTGGAACCTCGAAGCTAAGGTCAAGGACGCGATCCTTAATCCCGGCGTCACGTTGACGTACGACCGGCTCAAGGTTCGCCGTGATGGCAACTGGCTTCGCATGATCCTGCCGAGCGGTCGGGCGCTATGCTATCCCTCGCCGCGCCTTCAGTACGGCGAAATTACGTACAACGGCATCGACCAATATACGAGGCGCTGGCAGCCGCTAAAAACCTACGGCGGCAAGCTGGTCGAGAACGCGACGCAGGCCGTCGCTCGCGACGTGCTCGCCGATGCGATGATGCGCGCTGAGCAAGCGGGCTACAGCGTCGTGCTCAGCGTCCACGACGAACTGATCTGCGAGACCCCCGACAGCGACGAGTTCACCGCCGAGGGGCTGGTGCGAATCATGACGACTAACCCGCCCTGGGCCGACGGCTTGCCGCTGGCGGCCGAGGGCGAGGAGATGAGGAGGTACAGGAAGTGAGCTTTGCAACGTCGATGTTCGAGCTTGGCGAATCCATGCGCAACGTGTGGGCGCAGGCTATCAGCAATCACCACAGCTATTCGCGCACGGGCGACGACGAGAGTGATGTCCGGTTCCTCACCCTCGGTCTCGCTGGCGAGGCGGGGGAACTGGCGAACTTCGTCAAGAAGCGGTGGCGCGACGGCGAACTTCACGACGACGACATTCGCAAGGAGATCGCCGACGTCTGCGCGTATGCGTTCATGCTCGCTGCGCGCTTCGATATGTCGCCGCGCGATTTGCTCGATCTCATGGCGCACAAGCAGCAGGTGTTCGTCGAGAAGATGAAGGCCCTCGGCAAGTGATCGAAGCGCACGTCGAAACCTACTTCAAGCGCCGGGTGAAAGAGACCGGCGGCGAGGAGCGCAAGGTCGTATGGCCGGGGCGCAAGGGCGCGCCCGACCGGCTCTGCGGCTGGCCCAACGGGCGGCACGGCTTCGTCGAGTTGAAGCGGCCCAAGGGGCGCGCGGAAGCGCACCAGGCGCGCGAGCACGAGCGGCTGCGGGCGATCGGCTTTCGGGTCGACGTGATCGACACGACGGCGCTGGTGGATTCGTACGTGGAGGAGATGAGCCGGTGAGCTTGGCCATAGATAAAGGCGTGCCCATGCCACCTTCGCAAAGCGGCACCAAATATCCGTTCGGTAAAATGGAAGTTGGTGATAGCTTCCTGACCGAAGCGAGCGAACGGCAGCGTGTTTCGTCGGCCGCTAACTCGTACGGCAAGCAGCATAATTGTAAGTTCGCTTGCCGGCGGACTGCCGAAGGCGGCCTGCGGGTGTGGCGGGTAGAATGATCTACCAGCCTCGCCCTTACCAGCACCTCATCACGGCGCACGAGCTCGACCGCGAGCGCGGCGGCGTGTGGGCTGGCATGGGTATGGGCAAGACAGCGGCGACGCTCGAAGCAATCGCCGCTTTGCAGTTGAGCGACAGCCGGCCGGCGCTGGTGCTGGCGCCGCTGCGCGTCGCGCAATCGACCTGGCCCGACGAGGCGAAGAAGTGGTCGAACCTCAGTCACCTCGACGTCGTGCCGATCGTCGGCAGCGAGAAGGAGCGGAGCAATGCGCTGGCTCGGGATAGTGCAATCAAGACGATCAACTTCGAGAACATCAGCTGGCTCGTCGACCGTCTTGGTGATCGTTGGCCGTTCGGCACGGTCGTCGCCGACGAGAGTACCCGCCTCAAGTCCTTCCGCCTCGGCGGCAAGGGCGGACGCCGGGCGCGCAGTATTGCGAAGATCGCGCACACCAGGATCGAGCGCTGGATCAACCTCACAGGCACGCCGAGCCCCAACGGACTAGCCGACCTGTGGGGCCAGTCCTGGTTTCTCGACGCAGGGCAGCGCCTCGGTCGCACATACAGCAACTTCACCGAGCGCTGGTTCCGCAAGGGTTTTAACGGCTTCGGTCTCGAACCGCTGCCGTTCGCCCAAGAGCAGATCGAGGAAAAAATCCGCGACCTGCACATCACCGTCGATCCCGCCGACTGGTTCGACCTCAAGGAGCCCATCGTCAACGTCGTGCGCGTCGAGCTGCCGAGCAAGGCCCGCGCGCTCTACCGCGACATGGAAAAGCGCATGTTCATGGAGATCGGCGAGCACGACGTCGAGGCGTTCAACGCCGCGTCCCGCACGATCAAGTGCCTGCAGCTGGCGAACGGCGCGGCCTACGTGGGCGACAGCAACGACAAATGGGTGGAGGTCCACGATGCCAAGATTCAGGCGCTTCAGTCTATCACCGAGGAAGCTATGGGAGCACCGGTCCTGGTCGCCTACCACTTCAAAAGCGATCTGGCCCGGCTACAGCGAGCATTCCCTTACGGCAGGGTTCTGGACTCTGACCCTCAGACGATCCGAGACTGGAACGCTGGTCACATACCGCTTCTCTTTGCTCATCCGGCGTCGGCGGGGCACGGGTTAAATTTACAAGATGGAGGCAATATCCTGGTGTTCTTCGGGCACTGGTGGGGGTTGGAGGAATTTCAGCAGATCATCGAGCGCATCGGGCCGGTGAGGCAGCGCCAGGCCGGCCACGACCGGCCGGTGTTCATCCACCACATCGTAGCATCTGACACCGTGGATGAGTTGGTCATGGCGCGGCGCGAGACGAAACGCGAGGTGCAGGATTTATTGTTGGAAGCGATGAAGTCCCGATGACCGCCCGCGCCACTTTCAAACAGGCCGACTACACGCGCATCTTCAACGCCGCGAAGAAGGCTGGCGTGCGGGTCAAGGTCGGGCCTGACGGCTCGGTCGAGATGTTGACCGAATCGGGCGTCGAGCAGCATGGTAAGAGGAACCCTTGGGACGAGGTGTTCGATGCCCCGCCGGCGTAAGCGCTACAAGAATGTAACGCCGTTCCTGGACAGGCACGGCAAGCAGCGGTGGCGCTGGCGCAAGACTGGCTTCAAGCAGCACCTGTTCCGCGCGCCCTACGGCTCGCCAGAGTTTGAGGCCGAGTACGATGCCTGCCGATCGCAAGCGCTCGCCGTTGGCGGGAACCGCTCGGCGCCGGGGTCGATCGACGATCTGATCGCCCGATATATCAAGACGCTTGTGTTCCGGGGGGCGGGTTCCGTAACGCAGCACTCGAATCGTCTTATCCTCGACCGCTTTCAGGCGAAGCACGGCAAGAAGCCGGTCGCGCTCATCACGAAGCACCATATTGAGGCAATCCTCACGGACACCCTGCCGAAGCGCCGCGAGGGTAAGCGCACGGTCGGAGGCCCTGAAGCGGCGCGCAAGCTACTCAAGGAATTGAAGAAGCTGTTCGACTGCGCGGTCGATGCCGAAATGATCGACAAGAACCCGGCTGCCCGCGTCAAGCTGCCCAAGAGCAAGTCGAAAGGGCACCACACTTGGACCGAAGAGGAGATCGCGCAATACCAGCGCCGCCATGCGCTCGGCTCGAAGGCGCGGCTTGCATTGGAGATCGCGTTGTGGACCGGCCAGCGCCGGGGGGACGTCTATCGCTTCGGCCCCGCGCATCTCAAGAGCGGCAAGATCCGCTACGAGCAGGAGAAGGGAGGCAAGTCGCTGTGGCTGCCGGCCGCGCCGCAGATGCTCGCGGCGATCGAGGCGATGCCATCGGTCGGGATCGCCGCGTTCATCGTCACCGAGCATGGAAAGCCCTTCAGCAAGGCGGGCTTTGGCAACAAGTTTCGTGATTGGTGCGACCAGGCGGGCCTACCGCACTGCACGCTGCACGGCCTGCGCAAAGCCATCACGCGACGCATGGCCGAGGCGGGCAAGACGAACCAGCAGATGAAGGCTGTCGGGGGATGGTCGAACGACCGGCTCGTGGGGCTTTACGCCCGCGACGCCGAGCAGGCGAAACTAGCCGAGGACACACTGGTTGATTTGGCAAACCGTTTTGGCAACCCCCGCATAAACGATTGATTTTATTAGAAGGTGGAGGCCCGAGCCGTGCCGCAACAATCGTGTTATTTCAAAATGTTGTTTTGGCAAACGTATCGAAATATGCGAAAAACGCATCGCTACGACCGGCGCGATTTGGCTAACCTTTTCGATGCGCCCACCAAGGAGTTCCCTCATGGATAGACAATCTCAATCGGTGGAGGAGTTGGCGCGGCGCGATTTAAGCGCGGCCAGGTGTCTGCGCTCGTATGCCGATCATTACGACAGGTTACATCGCGACATTGCGGACGATTTCAGACTCGGCGCTGAAGCACTCGAAGCCCGCGCATCCCATCAACAGGAGAGAGATCGTGACTGAACAACTTGCAAGACTGTGGTGCCGTCTTCGGGGGCACGCTGGAGTGCAGATCATCGGACATACCAGATGCTGGCTCCTGCTGCGTTGCAAGCGCTGCGGCGCGCGGTTCCTGGGCTGAGCGAGAGACGAGAGGGAATAGCGATGGACCGCAGCTTGGATGAAATCACCCGCCTGATCGAGGTCTATCCGCCTACATGGCGGCGATGGTGCGACGGACCGGAGAACGGCGGATGCGCTTGCTTGGGGTGCGTCCGTCAGCCAGCGCCTTCAACTGTGCGCGGCGATCCCGAGGGACAGCCGTTTCCCAATCCAGCTGACCGCCTCACGCGAGAAGAAGTCGAAAGATACCGCAGTCGAGGAGACAATAGCAATGGATGAGACGAGGGTGGAGCGCATGACACATGCTGAGCGCGTCGCATTTGACCGTGGCGAAGGACATCGTTGCATTACCCATGATCGGACTAATCCATACCCGCTAGAACGGGCTGCGGAGCGTGCGGCATGGGAACGCGGTTGGGAGAGGGTAGAAGCCAATGCCTGAAGCGGAAATGCCGACGCTCGATGAGGTTCACGCCTTCCTGCTCGGCACAGGGCCTATCAATGGCGTGTGGTTCGGCGACCAAGAACAAGGTTCTGGCCGTCCGTATTGGTGGCGAAAGTTCCTGCGCGAAGCCATTGCGGCCCGCCCCACCGACCCCGGCGAGGATAAGGTTGAGGCGGTTGCGCTCATTGGGCGACTGTCAGACTGTTTGCGAGAGCTTGTCGCCGTCGTTCGCGGGGAGTGCCCGTCATTGCTCAATGAGGACAGCGGCGGTGATGCCAAGCTCGATATCGAAATCGACGAAGCGCTCGAAGACGCCCGCGCCGCAATCGCAGCAATGGGACACACCCCACCATCAGGAGAGGATGGGGAGCCTACCGAGAGGGGCAGCCCGGCACCTTGACCTTGTAGACGCGCTGCGCCCACCGGCACACGCGACCGCCGGCGTCGTAGAGCCGACCGCCCCACGCTTCGATCGCAGCGTTGTAGTCGGCGTTGGCCTGGTCCGAGGTGGCGATATCGTCGCTCGGGACGGGCTTCGGCTCGACCGCCGCCGACAGGTCAGCGACAGGCGGGTGGATTGCGCCCGAGGTCGCGCAGGCGCTTGCAAGCAAGAGCGTGGCTAGGACCAGCAGGAGCCGCGTCGGGCACCGAGTGGATGACATCGTGCATCTCCTGTTCTGCTTTGGCGTTCGCGATCGCGTCGTCGGCGCGCTCGGCCGCTGCCTTGTCGGTGGCGGGCGCCGCGCGGCGCTCGACCTTCTGGTTGCTGGCGGCGATGACGTGGCGGTTGTAGGCGGCGATGAGCCCCGCGCAGGCGCACAGGACCACCAGGAACAGCGCGGCGGTGACAATCCAACGCGCGACGCCCTCGGTGATCGTCTTGCCGAATATCTGCTTGCCGACGAGGAAGCCTATAGCCGAGCCCATCAGACAGTCCCTCCGTCCTTCGACCGAATGACCTTGAAGCCCTCCCAATGGTCGCGCGGCAGGAGCGACACCGGCGGCAGCGGACGGCAGTCGTTCGCGGCGGTGTGAACCAGCGGCAGGCGCTGTTGCGGCGAGAGATGTTGCACGACGCAGTTCATCGTCATCACGCCCATCGCCCACGCGGCGAGTAGCACGAGGCCGAGACGAAGCGCTTTCACGCCAGCCCCTCGGCGACGAGCCAGCTGCGCACGTCGAAGCTCGGGCAGTCCTTGTGAACGTTCGGCCAGTCGCGATGGCCGAGTACGGTGAGGCCGGGGTACTTGTCCTGGTACTGCCTGACGAGGTGCGCCAGCGCCGCGATCTGTTCGGGCGTGCGCGTGTCCTTGGCTTGCATGTGCACGTCACACCCGCCGACGTAGCAGATCCCGATGTTGCCGGTGTTGTGCCCGCCGGTGTGGGCGCCGCGCACGCCGTCCTGAAGGCTGCGGTGCGCCGTGCCGTCGAGCTCGACAATCCAGTGGTAGGACGGCTGGTTGAAGCGGGCGCGGTCCCACTGTTCGACCTCGTGCGCCGGGACATTGCGCCCTTCGGGCGTCGCCGCGCAGTGAATCGTGAGGTGTGTGACGGGGAACATCACTTGTCCTCGGGCAGCCGGTCGAGCACGCCGCGCAGGTCGTCAGGCACCGGCTCGGCGACCGTCTCGTCGAAGATGTGCCTGAGCATCGCGCCGATGCCTTCATGGCGCACCTGGTCGACGTGGGCGTGGATGGCCTTCGCGCCGCACGTCACCGCGCCGGTGGCGCTCAGTGCGCCGACGATCAGAATCACGTTCGGGTCAAGCATTGCCGAGCTTCCGGTTGAGCAGCCGGGCAATCGCGTCGATCCAGAAGCCGAAGCCGAGCGCGCCCGAGATGAGGCACCCGGCGATCACGAACTCGATCGGCAGCGGCCACTTGTAGACCGCGCCGATCCATGCCGCGCCGAACGCGGGGATCGTCAGGAACTCGCCGATCGCCGACCACAGTTGCTTGCGTCGCCATGCTTTGAACGCGGCCGGGTCGAAGGGCGGGGGGTCGCCCCCGATTTTCCAGCCCATGCGCGCAAGAATGCCCGCAGCCGCGAGGCTGCAATAGATGAGGAAGTCGTGAACCGAGGCGTGGTGTTGGTCCATCAGGCCGCCCTCACCTGAAGAACCGAACCGTTGCGATACCAGCCGCCTACGGGCACGCCGGCCGTCGCCGCCGCAGCGTCGTTGGCGTAGTTGCCGAGCAGCGACAGAGTGACCGTCACCGGCGTCTTGTCCTGCGGCTTGTCGAAATTGTTTGGTCCCCACAGTTTCGTCGTCGCGGTCGCAACGTCGGAAGTCGTGTCGCCAGTCGTGAATGAGCGGTTGCCGCTGCCCGCGAGCGAAGTGACCGTGACGCTGAGCGCCCGCTGGCAAATGTTAAACACGGCACCGCTGAGCGCCAGCGTGTTGAACGACCCCGAGATGCCGTAGGAATAGGCCGCGTTGTCGGCGCCGTAGAAGAAACCACCCGACAGCTGGACGTTGGTGTTTGCGCCGTTGATGCTCAGCGCCGAGAAGGCGCTGGTTTTGTCCTTGGCCCACCCGCGATAGGCGTTTAGGCCGATGATGAGGTTGCGGGTCGCCGCTCCGTTGGACCAGATATGATCCTCGGCCGAGACTGCGAAGTGGTTGCCCGCGATCTGGATATTCTCGATGCTGGCGCCCGAGGTGTCGACGCTGATCGCGCGGCCTTGAAGGGCCGTGTTCAGCGAGTTGTAGGCGAAGAAGGTGTTGTTGAGCACCTGGCCGGTGAAGTTGCCGGTGCCGGTGGCTTTTACGCCGTAGCGCGTTTGGTCGATCTTGTTGCCATCGATCTTGATGAACTGGCACAGCCCCGCCGCGCCGAGGAGCACGCCGTTCAGGTGCCCGAAGATCAGGTTGTCGACGATCTCTACGCCGTCGCTCTGGTCGATCTGGATCGCGGTCGCTGTGGCGCGCATGTATGATCGCACGCCAGCTTCGGTCGAGGTCGGCCACACGCTGAACGTGAAGTTGTTGCGCTCTATGCGCATGTGCTCGAGGTTGCGGCGCAGGTATATCGCGCGGTTGAGGGCACAGATGTAGTTGCCCTCGATCTCGACGTGACCGACGTTCCCCCCGGTGTCGCCGATCTCGATGAACTTGTAGGCGTTGTAGACGACGTTGCGCAGGAACTGCACGAACTGGATCGACGTGCCGGCGCCGGTGAAGTCGAACAGGAACGTCGCCGGGTAGGCTGTCGGCGCGGACGTGTCAGCCTGGTTCGGGTAATAGAAGCCGAGGCCCTTGACCGAAACACCGCGCCGCACCTTGAACGGGCTGTTGGCGGCGCCTGTAATCCACAGCATAGCCCCCTGGTCGATGACGCTGGTGGCGCCATCGAGCACGCCCTCGCCGATCAGTTCGACTTCTTCGAGCGTGATTGGGCCGCCGTCGGAGTTGATGAGGTAGTTGCCCTCGGGAAAGATGACGCGCTTGCCGCGTGCGGCAGCGACCGCAGCGGCAATGGCGGCGCGGTCGTCGGTCACGCCGTCGCCAAGAGCACCGAAGTCCTTGACCGAGATCGTGTCGCGCAGCTTGGCCTGCACAGAACGGGCAATCGCGCCCGCGCCCGAGTGGATGAAGTTAACCAGCGCCGAGCCGGTGCTTGCGAGCAGGTCGACCTGAAGCGAGGCCACACCGGTCGATATCAGCGAGCGCGTTTCCTGCAGGATCATCGCGAGACGGTCGAGCGCCTTCTCGACGACCTTCGGCGACCAACTGGCTTGCGAAGGCAGGCTCGTCGCCTGCTTGACAGGGGTGTTGCCCCGCACGACGACGGTTGAGCCGATGGTGTTCGATGCCGCGAGGATCGTCACCGAGCCGCCCGGCGCGCTCTCCTGGTCGGCGTTGAGGCTGACCGAGTAATCGGTGACGAGGCCGAGCGGAGCGTCGTCGCGGGTGACGAGGATTTCGGAGGCGTCGAAGCACTTGAAGCTGAACGCCAGCGTGGCGTCAGCCCCGGTCCCGGTCCACGGCCCGGCGATCCTGCTGGTCGTCTCGACGGTCATCGGCGGCAACCATGCCGCATGGCGCGCCGCTTAAGCGTACGACTAGAAGCGCTTGGCCTTCCTCGCCTGCTGCGGCGGGCCGAGCAGCACGGCGGCGGGGTTCTTCGTGTCGCCGTTGGCGAGCGCCGCGACGCCGAGCGCGGTGCGCTGCACCTGCGCGGCAGGGTAGTGGAACAGGATTCCGCCGACCTGGTTGAGCGATTTCCAGAAGGCTTCGTCGGCCTTGCCCTGCTGCGCCTGCGTGCCGAGCTTGTAGAACTGGCGGCCGACGATGCCTGCGGGGGCCTGTGAGCGCTCGTCGCCGCTTAGCGCTGCGGCGATGTCGCGCACCCCGACCATGCTCTGAAACGGCGCCATGAGGACGTTGACGCCGATGTCCTTGCCGATCTGCTCCCAATCCTTGTCGTCGCCGCGCATCAGGTCGAGCATCAGCGCCTGGATGGCAGCGGGCACGGCGAACAGCAGGAGCATGTCGGCGGCGAGGATCGGCAGCCGCGAAGCGCCGACCAGCCGTGTCTCGCCGACGCTCTCGGCCGCGAGGTTGTAGGTGACGCTGAAGTAGGAATAGAAGTTGGTCCACACCTTGAGCATCGGCCCGCCGCGCTGGATGCCGGCCAGATCCTTGATCTGCCCGCCGCCCTGCGAATCGAGCACGGCCTGGTCGGCCAGCGCCACCGCGCGCTCGTGCTCCTCGCCGGCGTCGATCGACTTGTTGTACTGGCCGATCCACGTCGGCACGTCGGCCATCAGCTGCAGCTTGGCGATGAGGTAGAAGAAGCTGCCCTTGATCGCTTCGTTGACCTCGCCCGCCTTCGAGCGGACGACGTGGTTGCGGATTTCGCCGATCTCGCGGTTCAGCGTGCCCGCGCGCTGCGCCATCATCGGCGACTGCTCGGTGATCCACTTGACCGTGCTCTGCAAGCGCGCCGCGTCGCCGAGCCACTGGCCCATGCCCTTCGCAACATGCTTCGCGCCGACGCGCTTGATCGACTGCGCGAGGCCGAGCGGCTGAAGCAAAGCGGTGGTCATCGACCAGGCCATGCCCGCGATCGTCGCGCCGGTGCGCAGCCAGTTGACCGCGCGCTCGAAGGTGTTGCGCGCCGGGACGTCGCCCGCCGCCACGTCCTCGATCGTGCGCTTCATCGCGCGGACGACCTCGGGGCCGTAGTGGTCGCGCACCGCGCCGTCGATCTGCGCGTTGCCGAGCAGCCGGTTGGCGTCGATCAGGTACTCGTGCCAGCTAAGGTCGTGGATGACCTCGGTGAGGTGCTGCCCGATGACGCCGATGTCCTTGCGCACCGGGCGCTTGACGGTATCGACGCGGGCCTTGGTATGGCCGCGCCGCGTCGTCGCGCGGGTGTAGGCGCCCTGCATCATCGCCTTGGCGATTTCGCTCGCCTCGTCGGCTTCGCTGCGGCTTGAGCGGTCGGCGTCGTACTTGATCGGGTAGTAGCCGCCCGGCAGCTGAAGCGTCTGCCCGTCGGCGGTCTCGATCTGGAACGGGTCGCCTTCCACCTTCTCGGGCTCGACGCCCGTGACGCGGCGCTCCTTCGCGGCGACCTCGGGCCAGTAGGAGTTGATGAAGTCCCACACGCCCTGCACGACGCCCCACTGCCCGGCGGTCAGGGTGCGGCCGATCGCGTCGATCTGCTCGTCGGTCCAGTTGTCGCCGTCTCTCAACCTGGAACGGTTGATCTCGTTGCCCATGTTGAGCGCGACCGCGAGCCGCCCTTCGAGGCTCAGGCTGTCGTCGATCTCGGGAATGTAAAGCTTCTGCGTCAGCCTGGCGTCCTTCAGCGGCTTCATCGTCTCGATCAGCCGCTCGGTCGCCTCGCGGCGCATCGTCACTTCGCGGTCGCCCGCCGCGTTCATCGGGCGCACGAACAGTTCCCACAGCGGGCCGCCGTCCCTGAAGCCGTCCATCTGGCGGATCAGCGAGGCGAACTTGCGGTGCAGCGCGAGGAAGTCGAACACGCCCGCCTTCGCCTTGTCGGCGAGGGCGTTGCGCTCGACCTTGGGGCGCTTGAAGCTGACCGCGTTGCCGATGATGGTCGAGGCGGCGCGCTCGACGGCTTCGGCGAAGTCGCGGTCCTTCTTCGCGGTGAGCAGCTTGCTCTTGAGCCGTCCGAGGTGTTCGATGTTCCTGACGGTATCGACGAGGCCGCGAAGCTCCTCGACCGTCAGCAGCTTGTAGGAGCGCTTCTGCGCGTCGTTGAGGAGGTCGTCGGGGACGACGGGGGTGAGCCCCATCTCCTTCTGCTTCTCGACCCACTCGGCGAGCGAAGTGCGCTTGTCGATGTCCTTGAGCGTCGTGCCCCGGTTGAGGTCGTAGCGGTCGAGCAGCTGCACGATCTGGTCGCGGTACGAGGGGTCGATGCTCTTGCCCGTCGCCGGGCGCGTCAGCCGGTCGAACAGGGCGAGGGCTTTGCCCACCTCGTCGCGCGCCTTCATCGCGCCCTTGGCCGCGTAGAGGTTGAACAACTGGTTGCGCTTCTCAAGCGCGGCCTGCGGCAGGTTCCCTTCGCCGAGGGCCTTCATCGCCGCTTTGGCGGCGCGGGACGCAGCGGCTTCGTACTTCGCCGGCCGAAGGTCGCGGACGCGGGTGCGCGCCACCGTGTCCTCGGCGAACTGCCGGGCGGCCTGTGCGAGGAGCCGGGGCTTGCCTGCCGCCTTGGCGAGCGCGGAGAGCTCGGCGGCGACGGCGCGGGCGCGGAACTCGTTGTGCACCGCTTCGCTCGCCGCTTCCTCGATCGACTGCGGATCGGTGAGGTCGCCGTGCTCCTCGAGCAGGCGCTGCTCGGTCAGCCCGGCGATCTTCTCATTCATCGGCTCGGCGGCGGCGAGCGCGCCGATGAGGTGGTCGGCGCTTGAGAAGCCGAACACTTGGCTCGTGGCTTCGGCGTCGAGCCCTTGCTCGGCGAGGATGCCGTACTTGCCGTAGCCGAGGGCGCGCTTGATCTCGGCGAGGCGGTCGGGCTGGTCGGAATAGACCTTATCGACCGACGCGATGCTGAGCTTGTGCGGACCTTCGGTCGTCTCGCCGTCGAGCACGCCGCGCTTGAGGTACTGCTGAGCGCGATAGACGGGTTCGTTGGCGACCTCGGCCGCGACGCGGGCGCGCATCGCCTTGCGGATTTGGGCGGCCTGGCGCTTCAAGCGGTTGACCTCGCGGCTGCGCGCGTTGTCGAACCACTTGAGGTCGCGCAATGAGCGTTGGCCGAGCTGCGCCTCGGCCTCCTGCGTCGCCGTCTGGTTGGTGCGCTGGTAGTCGCGCCACTGGTCCTCGGTCATGCCCGATTGGGCCTGGTCGGTAAACAAAGGCTCCATCGACCGCGCGGCCTGCGCCTCGGCGATCTCGTCGTCGGTCGCAAGCATCCGGTCCATGACGTCGCGGATCTGCGCCGTGGGCCTGACGCCGAGCGCCGTCGCGTGCTTGTAGACGGCGACGAGCCACGAGCGGAAGGTGCGGAACAGTTCGCGAAGGCGTGAGGCGGGAGCCTTGCCGGTGAACAGGTACGCCTCGAAGCCCCGCGCGAACTTCTCGTGGCCGTCGCGCTTCTGGTCGAGGGTGAGCGCGTTCCACGAAGCGATGTCCTTGACGCCGAACCACTTGAGCAGAGCGTTGAAGTCGTCGGTGATCTGCTGCGGCGCGCCGGGCTGGCTGGCGATGTGCTCGTAGACGTCGAGGAAGAAGTGCCCGCTCTCGTGCAGGAAGGTCGAGAGGTCGGCATGTTCGAGCAGGCTGATCGTGTTGGTCGCCGGCGAATAGGCACCCCGGTTCTTCTGGAACAGCGCGAAGCCTTCGCGCGCGTGGGCGGCGATCTCGGGCGTGATGACGAAGCCGGGGTTGGTCAGCGGTGCATCGTCATGTTCGGCGTCGTAGGCGATAACGGGAGCCGAACCGGCGAAATCGTCAACGCCGATCGGCTCAACCTTCGCCCCGCCGAGCTTCTTCAAGATGTTGTTCGTGATGTTGACGAGGTTGCGGTCGTAGAAGGCGAGCATCCCCTCGCCGCCGATCTTGAGGTCGTCGCCCTGAACGCGGACTTCCTCGCCGTTCGCCTGATCGGCAAGCGCCATCATCCGAGAGCCCAAGTCCTTACCGAACACCTCGCCGATCTGCTCGGGCGTCATCACCGGGACGCTCATCTCGTTTTCCGAGGCGAGGTTGCGCGCGATCAAATCCTGCGAAATGCCGTAGCCAGCGTTGACGGTGTAGCGCCCGTCGCCCGCGCTCTGCACGCGGATTTCGCCGACTGTGCGCCCAAGGTCATACCGGTTGCGCTGCTGCTCGCCGGTGGTCCACGCCACCGCCTCGAAGCCGTTGTCGGCGGCCCAGCGGATCGCGCGCTTCATCACGAGCGCGGGCCAGGTCGACTTGAACGGCGCGTCGGGGATGCCACGAGGCTGCAGGGCGTGCTCTAGCGCTTGATGCGTCTCGTTGACCCGCAGGCGCGCGTCGTTGTTCGCTTTAACCAGCCGTTCGAGCGTGTGGCGCTCGACCTCTACATCTCGGCCTTGCGCTTCGAGATGATCGAGCGCCATTCGTGCGTTCCCGAGAGCGCTCGCAGTCGTCGTTTCTTCGTACCCTACGACGGCTGCTTGCGCGAGAATCGACTGCGAAACTTCCTCAAAATCGCTGACGCTTTTTTGAAGCGCCGCGCTAGCTTCGGCGTAAGCGTCTTGCCGCTGTTTCAACTCGGCGTCAGAGACCGATTCCTCGTACCCCTGATCGCGCCCCTTCTGGTGCCAATCGCTCTGCACCTCCTCGATGAACAGCAGCTTCTTGCCGTCGGTCGTCTGCCTCGTCTTGAAGCGCAGGTGGGCGACGACGCCCGGCTCGTCGAAGTGGGTCGACGGGCTGCGCTCGGGGTTGCCGCCAGCGCCGGGCGGCAGGGTCAGCAGAAGTTCGTGATAGTCCTCGCCGCCGGGTTCGGTGTAGTCCTCGAAGGTCTGTTGGTCGCCATTTTCGGCTTCGATCCACTGTTTGGCATCGCCGAGATCGTTCGTGTCGTAAAAGAGCGCACCGGTTCCGCGATCCCGAACCTCGTAGTGAGGTTCGCCAGTATCGCTTTCGTGACCTTCATACTCGACGATTTCGTACACATCGTTGGCGCTATGGTGGTCCACCTCCTCGACCTGCACCCCGCCCTCGCGGACGAAGGCCAGCAGCTCCTCGCGCGTGACGGGACCGTCCTGCGTTTCGAGCCATTCGGGCAGCTCGGTCCACTCGATCTCCTCCTTCTTCACGCCCGGCGTCTTGGAGAGCGTGGCGAGCCACTGCTGCGGGCTGGCCTTGGCCTGGGAGGAGTTTTCCACAGCGCGTTCGAGCTCGCTGTAGAAGATGGGGTTTTCGGATTGGTGGAGTTCGCCGCCGATTTCGCGCACCGCGAGATTGATTTCGTCGACCTTTTCGCCTACATTCTGCGCATAGCCCTCGGTGTCAGGACCAGCTTTGCTAGCGGTATCCTGATTGCCGGGGGCTTCGCCTTCCTGCAGGACGTGGTTGTAGTAGAGGTTGCCGTTGGCGTCCTCACGAACGCTGGCGCGCACCGCGACCCGCTTGCCGCCGATGTCGGCCACGCCTTCGATGAAGTGCCACGCCTTCGTCGTGCTATTGGGGCGCGTATCGGCGGCGCTGTTGACCAACCGGCCGTGCGCGATGATCTCGGGGAGCGCAGCGAAAGCCCTGATCTTTAGCGGGTCCGCGCTGGCGCTGAACGCCTTGCGACTGCCGCCAAACCGCACTTCCCGCCCGCCGAGCGCGTCTGACGCCACCGTCTTGTCGCGCAGGTTGGCGTCGTACCAGGACCGGGCTGCCGAGCGGAGCGCTTTCACGTCGGAGTTGAGAGGCGCGATCTCCTCGCCGCTGATCGTCGAATGTGGCGGCTGGCTCAAATGCGAATCGGGCATAGCCCTATTCAATATGCGTATTGGAAAGCGCTCGTAAAGCGTATTCGGCGATACGTTCATGCGCTTTGCGAGGGTCGAGTAGAACGCCGCGTGGAGGTCGGCGTAGCGCTCGTTAACCTTGGCCGTGAAGCGGTTGGCCTTGCTCAGCTGGTCGAGAATCTGCGTCCGCACCTGTTCGAGGTCGGCCTTGTGAACCTCGTCCTCGGTTGCCCGCGTCAACTCCTTCTCGATCTCGGCCTTCAGCGCCTCGCCCTTGTCGGCCATGAACTGCTCGGCCTCGGCGCGGCTCATGCCGTTGGGGTCCGTCTTGATGTGGTCGATCAGGGCCTTCTCGGCGGGCGTGCCCGCGAGCAGGGTCGCAAATTCGCTCATCGGCACACGGACGTCGGTGCCCTGTTCGAGCGCTTCCTTGATGCGCGGGCCGAGCGCGTTGTCGACCGCCTTGCCCTGCTCCTCGTCGAACCCGCCCTGGAACAAAGCATCGGCGAGCTTGTCGGGCGGCACGTAGACGTCCTCGACCGGCGACCCTTCGGCCATGTCGTCGACAAGGGCCTGGAAGGTCTGCGGGTCGCGCGTCCTGAGCGCCGACGCCTTCGCCAGCTTGGTTATGTCCTCAACGTGCTGCGCAACAGCTTCCGCCTGCGCCGCCTTGGCCTCGGTGCCGACCGCCTTGTTGATCCCGCGCACGACAGCGCCGTGAACCGCGCCCAACCCGCCGACCGCCGTGAGCCCTACGCCGGTGGCGATGAGCGTCGAGTAGGCGTGGGGCACGATCTCGCTGACATACTGGTCGAACGACTTGCCCTGGTTGCCGTCGATCATCGCCCACTGGTTGAAGTCCTGCAGCAGCGTCGCGACCTGCTCGCCCGGCACTTCGGCCTTCAGCTGGTCGGCGAGCATCCGGCCGAAGCCGACGTGCGCGGTGGCGTCGTGGAGGAACCACTTTTCGGGGAGGTATTCAGTGCCGACCTCGACCGCCGCGTCGATTGCCGACTTGAGGCTCGCGCGGCCGACGCCGACGCCCTGGTCGCGCGCCTGCCCGTAGCTCTGGCCGTAGGTCGTCGCGCCGATCAGCCCGAGGCCGGTCGCGGTGCCGCCGGTGCCGAGCGTCGCTGCGAGCGCGGCCAGCGACAAGGGCACGCTCTCGACGCCCATCTGGATATCGCGCCCGAGCTGCGTGTCCGCGCCCGCATAGTCGACGCTCTGGTCGATCGCGTGGCGCGCACGGCGCGACAGCGCCGCGAGGCCGCTTTCCATCGTCCCGCCGAACAGGCGCCGCTGAAGTCCCGCCGTGGGGTCGACCTTCTCGGCAAGTTCCTGGCTGCTTTCGAGCGCGCCGAGCGGGCCGCTGACGACCTGCGCGACGCCCTTTTCGAGCGGCGCCGACAGGTCCGTCTTGAGCACCTTGCGCAGGTAGGGCATCGCCCCGCCCTGCTGCTTGATGTCGGTGCTGATGTCGTTGGCGACACGGCCCATCGCCTTGATGCCGACCTGCGCGCCGTAGACGACCGGCGCGGTGATCGCATTGCCCTTGAGGAACTGCTCGATCTGCCCGAGCACGCCGATGTCGTCGTGGGCGATGGCCGCGTTGCTGGTCGAGGACATGAACCGCGCGGTGCGCGGGGCGGTGCGCGCGAGGTTCTGGTAGTCGACCGCGTTCGCCGCGCTGCGCCGGTCGATCAGGTCGGGGTTGTTGCGCGCCGATTCGTAGGGCGCGCCGAGCGCGCGGGCCTGCTGCTGAACCAGCGCTTCCTTGTCGGGGTTGCGGTCGGCGACCTGCGCGACCGAAGCGCGGGCGCCGAGCGCGTACTGCCCGCCGAAGATATCGGCTGCGGCCTGGTCTGCGGGCAGCGGCATTACTGGCCGACCATGCGGTAGTAGACCAGCAGCCGGTTCTGGTCCGTCTTGGGCTGGCCCTGCTTGTCGAGCGCGTCGTCGATCTGCTGAAGCATGGCGCTCGGGATCTGGTCGGCGTTGATCGAGAACATCGGCACGCGTTCATCGCTGGTGTTCACGCCGAGCACGTAGTGCGACAGCGTGCGCGACTTGGCGAACTGGCGGTCGATGAAGCTCTCGGTCTCGGCGTCGGTCAGCGGCCGGCCGAGGCGGCGCTGCTCGCCGGCGATGGCGCCGTTGACGATGCGCCGCACCGCGCCGACCTGCCCCGCCTTCTTGTCGTCCTTGGGGTCGATGCCGATCGCTTCGAGGCGGCTGTCGACGGCGCGGTTGATCGTCTCGTAGGACAGATTGCCGGGGTTGCCCTCCTTGCCGCCGACCGGAATCTCGCCGCGCAGCTGGCCGCGATACTTGGCGATCTCCTCGAACTTGGGGTGCCCGGCGAACTTGTCGAGGAAGTTGCTGGTGCTCGCGTTCTTGATGACCTCGGGGTGGGTGATCGCGAAATTGTAGAGCGCGTCGTCCTTTTCAGGGTCGCGCTGCTTGCCGAAGCTCCTGACCGTCGACGCGAAGCCGAGCACGCTGCCCCACTTGTCGCCGGGGATGGCGTTGCGCAGCGAGGGCGGCAGCGCGTTGATGTCGCCACCGTTCTGGTACAGTTGCGTCATGGCGCTGCTGACCGTCTGCTCCTCGGCCTGGTCGGTCGACGCCTTGTGGACCTGCCAGCGGTGCGTGATCTCCTCGTCGACCGCCTTGATCTGGTCGTAGGACGGGTTGGGGTTCTGCTCCATCAGCAGCCGCCGCCCCGACGCGAGCGCGTCCTCGAGCGTGGCCGTCGGCGCGGAATAGGGCTGGTCGGGTTTCCCCCCGACGCGCTTCATCACGTTCGCCGCGTAGGCGCGGGTCTTTGGCCCCCACTGGTCGCGGTCGGGGCCGCCGTGGTAGTAGCACAGCGCGTCGTAGACGTTGCCGTTGCACTTCTGCAGGGCCTCTTTCCAATAGGCCGCCGCAAGCTGCTTCTGGTAGGCGATGTCCTCGGGCTTGTGGCTGGTCAGGCGTTCGGGCTGCCACGCGATCCCGAGCCTTTTCGCCATCGCCCGCGCGGTGTCGGGCAAGGTCTGCCCCGCGCCGAGCGCGCGGCCATACTTGGTCAGCGGCCCCACGAGGTTCTTGCCGCCGCTGCTCTCCTGCTGGATCAGCGCGTCGAACGTCTTGTCGGACGCGGGCTGGTCGATGCCGGTGCCGGGAACCTGGCTGAACACCTGGTCGCCGATCGACAACGCCGTCTTGCCCATCATCTCGCGCTGAAGCGGCCCCTCGATCTTGCCCCGGTCGGGGGCGAGCATCTTGTCCTTGTAGGTGTCGAACAAGGTTTGCGCGGTGCCGGTGTCGTCGGCGTCGAGCGCGGCCTTGATCGCGCCAGTGATCGCCTCGCTGCGCGCGGTGTTCTGAAGCGCGGTGATCTCGTCGCCCGAGGTGCCGTTCAGCTTGCCGAGCTTGGCGACCGCAACGTCGAGCGTGCCGAGGCGCTGGTCGATGAACCCGGTGTCGTTGTAATTGAGCGCGATCTCCTGCCCCGCGAGCTCGGCCGAGCCCTTGACCACCGACTGCTGCCAGCCCTGGTATTGCTGGCCCTCGTACTCCTTGGCCTTGGCGTAGAAGCTCGTCGACAGTTGCGCCGCGCTCTGCCGGAATGCCTGGCGCTGCGCGTCGTTCGACAGCCCGCCCATGATGTCGGCGAGCTTCTGGTCGTACTTGCCGCGCCATTCCTCGGCGAGCGGCTGCCCGCTCGCACGGTGCATGACGTCGCCGCCCTTGACGCTGGTGTAGCCTTCCTTGTCGTCGACCGTGAGGTTGATCGCCGCCTCGCGCGCCGCGTTCTCGGCGTCGATGACGCGCAGGTCGTTGGCCTTCTCCTGCTCGGCGGCGAAGATTTTGCCCCCGACCTCGCCCGCCTGCTGAAGCGTCTGCCCGAACCGCGCGAGCTGCCGCCCGTTCTCGGCCATGCCGCTCGTGTCGGGCGTCTGGAAGCGCTCGTCGTTGGGGCCGGTCGGGTTGACCTTGAACCCGCCATAGTCGGGGACACCCGCCATCAGCCGAACGTCCCGTAGCGCAGCTTGACCTGGCTGAAGTCGTAGGAGGCGTCAGGCGCGGCGAGCTTGCCGCCGCTGCCGCCCGCCTTGTCGAACATGCCGAGCTTGTCCATGCCGTACCAGTTGGACGCGATGCTCGCGGCCGAGCCGAGCAGCGAGGTCGCGCCGGTGAGGAACGGGTTGATGCCGCTCGCCGTCGCCTTGTCGATCAGCGCCTTGTTGTCGAAGTTGACCGCCTGGTCGCGGTAGCCCATCGCGGCGCGGGCGGCGTTCAATCGGATGGTCTGCGCGTCGGCCTCGCCCATATAGTCGGTCGAGACGAGGCGGTTGAGCGCCGAACCCGTCGTCATGTCAACGTTGTTCGCGCCCATCGCGGCGCGCTGAGCGCCCTTCAGCTGGCCCGTCTGAAGCCGCTGGCGGACCTCGGCCTGGTAGCCTTCACGAAGCACCTCGCGCGCACTGTCGCGGGCCTTGTCGGCGTTGATGCGCGAGAGCGTCGCGTCGAGCTTGTAGCCCATCTTCTGAACCGAAGCCGACGCGGCTGCGCCGAACGCGCTGGCGATTCCGCCCGCCGCCTGCGTTCCGAGCATCGCTGCTGCGGGGCTACACATCGCTCTCGCCGCTCCTCAGTTCAAACCGCATGAACGGCAGCCCCGAGACCCCGTAGGGCTGCGGCTCGTCGAAGGAGCAGCCGAGCCATGCCAAGAGCCTGATGCTCGCCGTGTTGCGCACGTCCACGTAGTTCTCGAGAACCGGGTAGACGCGCGCCACTTCATCGAAATAGCGCCGCGAGACGCGCATAAGCGTACGAGGCAGCCGGTCGAGCACGTAGGTTCCGAGCATCCACGGGCAGCCGATGCCCGCCGCCATGTTGATCGGCGCGGTGCCCATGACGCAGGCGAGGCACCCCTTCGCGTCAAGCACCGTCAGGGCGTGCGTCGAGATGCGCAGCGCATGGTCGAGCGTCGCCAGCACGTCGGGGCCGTGCGAGGCGACCACCTCGTCGTGGTCCGCTTGCCGCATGAACGCCGCGAGCGCTTCCGTGTCGCCCGGCTCGGGCTCGCGAATGATGATCCTACCCGCCAACCGAGAACTCGGGCGTGATCGACAGCAGAGTGAACGGCAGGGGCGCGTCGTGCCGGATGCAAATCCCGCCGTCGGCCGACCAGGACGGCGACAGGCTGACCTCGATCTCGCCGGTCAGCAGGTCGGGCGCCGAGCCGTAGGGCTCGGTCGTGCGCGGCTTGTATTCGGTCATCTTGTCGAAGCTCGGCCCCGCCTTGACGTCGCGGGTCGCGAACAGGCGCAGCCACACCTTGTTGACGTTCTTCGGCCGGCCCTGCCCGTAGCCCTGCACCTCGAAAGCGGCCGGCAGCGTCTTGATGTCGCAGGTGATCCTGAGCCCGACGTGGACGACGCTCGCCGCTTCGTCGAGGTCGATTGCCCCGCCGCTGACGGTCAGGCCCTCGACCACCCCGCCGTCGGCGAGGGCGACGACCGCTTTGCCTTCGAGATGGTCGAGGCCGGCGAAGTGGGTCGCGGGCGCGCCGTCGTAGGTCAGGCCGCAGTCGACGAAAAAGCCGTTGGCGTCGTCGGTCGATTGCCTCGGCTCAAGCCGCTCGATGAAGCGCTCGGTGCCGTTGGCGGTCTGCCGTGCGACGACGGCGTAGAGCGCGTCGAGCCCGTTCTCAGGCACCGTGCAGATGCTCTCGAACACGCCGTCCTGCGTATCGTGCTGGTGCCAGGGGCCGACCTGCTGCTCGGGAACGTAGGTGATGCCGAGCAGCTTGCCCGACGAGGACACGCACCACACGACGGGGATCGGGGCCTTGCCGTAGGCGGTGTCGACAATGCTGAAGTCGTCGAACAGGTGCGGCGCGCGCAGGCACAAGTCGCCGGTGACGTAGCCGCCGGCGTCGTTGTTGAAGCCGAGCTCGCGCAGGTGCCCGCCGCGCGCGGCGGCGAACAGGATATTGTTGTTGACGATCTGCGGCGGGGCGTGGCCGCTGCCGATCGCCGACTGCGGGCGCAGGGCGACGTCGGGCGTCAGCACCTCGCCACCGGTCGGCAGCACGCGCCATTCCATGCTCTCGGCCAGCAGCATGAGGTTTTGCATCGGGACGATGTGGCGGATCTCGCAACGCTCGCGCGCGGCGATGCGGAACCTGATGCTGTCGTCGTCGCGGCCGGGGATCGAATAAGCGAGGTTGCTCTCGGTGCCCGAGCGCGTCGCCCAAAAATAGGCCGGGTCGTTGACGGTGGCGGCGAAGCACCGGCGCTGCTCGTAGTAGCCGACCGCGCCGGGGTAGTTGCCGGCCGAGGTGAACGGGTTGCTCTGGATCGGCGGTGTTTTCGACAGGTCGGGGGCGATGTTGTCGTCCTTGAACGACAGCTCGGTCGTCTGCCCGAGGTAGCCCCACAGCCCGTTTTCGAGCTTGTAGACGTAGTAGCGCTGCGCGCCCGGCACGGCGCTCCACGCGATCAGGTTGTAGGCCCCCGCGTCGAACAGGTTGTTGGAGCAGTTGGCGATGCCCGTCGCGCTGACGCCGCCGGTGACGTACTTCTGCGCGGTGCCGCCGCCGGTGTAGGTGCCGAACGTCGTCGAATCGAGCGTCAGCGTAACCGTGTAGTCAACCGCCCCGCCGCCCGAGATCGCAGTGACGGGGTAGTGGTTGCCGTTCACTTCGAGCATCCCGCCGACGCCGCTCAAATAGGCGTTGTCGCCGACGACGAAGTTGAGCGTCGCGCTCTTGCTGATCGTGACCACGGCCGGGTTGGCCTTGGTGATGTTGATGATCTGCTGGCCGCCGGTGCCGGTATCCGGGTCGGTGCCCCCGTCGCCGGTGCCATTGTCGTAGGGTAGCCCCATCAGGTGCCTCCCGATGCCGCGCTCTCGTCGGCGCCGTTAACGGCGGTGACGACGTAGGATTGAAGGGTCGGCGTGCCGGGCGAGGTCGTCGCCGGCTTGGCCGTGGCGCTCACGCCGGTCGGCGGGGTCAGCTTCGAGGCGAAGGATATCGGCGTGTAGGTCCAGTCGGTCGCGCCAAGCCGCTTGAGTTCGGCTGGCGGGTAGTTCTCGTGCGTCAGCGTCATCACGTCGTTCGACTGCACGAACTTGATCTGCGCGAGGTCGGCCGCCGCATAGGGGTTGGCGACCTCGTAGGGGATCGTCGGCGTCACCGGGTCCATGATCGCCGCGCCGAGCGTGAAGAAGCGGAAATAGCCCGGCCCGACCTCGATGACGACGCTCTGGTCGGACGAATAGACGAACGGGATGACACGCACGGCTGTCGTCGTCGCGGCGTTCTTGGCCTTGGCGATGAAGCGCAGGCCGCCGCGATTGGCGACCGGGCCGTGCGGCTTGACGATCGCGTTGCGGCAGGTCGCGAGGCCCGTCTGGTTCTTGATGTCGTCGAACCGCGCGAAGAACTCGGGGGTTACTTCGCCGCCGACGAAGGAGCGGGCGTAGCCGCGCGCGTTGGGCATCAGGCCCTCGCCGCGATGCCGCTCGGCAGCGGGTCGATGTCCTGGCGCTGGTTGCTCGCGTCGAGCATCGCGCCGCCGCCGAGGAACGACCGCCACACCATGAGCCAGTATTTATTGGCGTTCTGCCCGGCATCGCCCTTGAGCACCGGCCCGGCGATCATCGCCGCGAGCAGGTAGGACAGCGCGGTTACGAAGGTCGGCGTGAACTTGCTCGTGTCGTCGACCTGGCGAACGTAGACGATGTACGGGCTTTCTAGGTCGGTGAGCAGGATCTTCTGGCCGCTGTCGTCGGTCTCGGTCTCGAACTCGTAGATCGTGTCGATCTGCCGCCGTCCGCCCTCGGGGTAGAGGCGCACGACCTTGAGGCAGTCGGCGGGCAGCGCGTAGGCGTATTCGTAGCCGTCGACCGTCGCGCCGAGCGGCGCGTCGAGCATCTTCGTCACCCGCGCGAACTTCCACGCATGGGCTTCGAGGCAGGTGTCGCGGGCGATGGGATAGAAGCGCGCCAGCGCTTCGGCGTGCGGGCTGCCCTCGGGTGGGTCGAAGCTCGACACGCCGGCGTCCTCGCCGATGTGCGCGAGGGCCAGGTTCCCAATGTCGATCTCGGAAGCCACGCCCTACCTCTCCTCAACAAAAAGGGCGGCTACGATGAGCCGCCCTTTGCTTCACCTTCGGCGGCCTTTGGTCAGGCCAGCTGCTCGCCCTCGGCGGGAGCCTCGGGCTCGGCAGGAGCCTCGGGCTCCGCTTCAGCAGTTTCGTCGGCCTTCTTGCCGCGCTTTGGCTTGTCGAGCGGTTCGAGGTTGGCCCCGGCCTTGCCGTCGTATTCGACCTCGGCACCTTGCTCGACGAGTGTGTTGTTGATGAAAGACTGCCGAAGGACGCGATACCGTGCCATGTGTTACCCCCTCTATGCGATCGTGAAGCCAGACTTGTAGGCCGGCTGTGGGACGTCGCCGTGGCGGCGTTGGAACGCGCCGAACACCGTCCCGGCCGTGCCGGTGCCGGTCGGCACGTAGCGCATCCCGACGTAGCGGCGGACGCTGCGCGGATCGGCCGGCGGGACCGGCACCACGATCTGCGCACCTGCGCCGAGGTTGGCGACAGGAACGGCGCCCGAGGAGCCGAGCACCGTCACGTTGGTCGTCAGCGCCGCGTCGTCGGCCGACACGAACTGCACCTCGAGCGCGGTGAGGCCGGCGAACGCCGTGCCGACCTGCGTGACCAGATCCATCTCCTCGCCCTTGCCGAGGTCGATGTTCTGCCCGGTCGGCGAGGCGCCGGTGGTGTCGAAGCTGTTGGTCGACACGACCGCCGAAGCGCCAGTGACCGCCTGGTACGTGACCGCCCCGGCAGCGCTGAAGCCGCCCGAGAACACGTTGAATGCGTCGATAACTGCCATTGGTCCGTTTCCTTCCTGTCAGGCGTCAGACGACGCGCGCCTCGGTGTTGAGCAGGGCATCCGTCTTGCGCAGCGGGATACCGTCGAAAGACGTCCAGCTGTCGCTCTGCCCGAACTGGTTGAGACCCTTCTCGGGGGTGAGGACGTTGCTCGTCTTGTTCATGGCCTGGATGCGCAGCATCGAGTGCAGCGTCCGGTTCATGTAGAACGCCGGGCGGCACATGCCGCGCGACGGCAGACGGTCGACCGCGCGGGCCATGAGCTTGATGAGGTCGGCAGCGCTCGATTCCGCGACGAGGTTCGAGATGTCGATGTTGGCGATGCGCACGACATAGCGCCAGTCCTTGACGACCAGGCCGTTGTCCCACTGGTACAGCGACTTGACCGCGCGGTAGGTGTTGCCGTTGGCGTCGAGCACGTCGTCCTCGCCGAGGTCGCGCACGGCGAGGCCCGCCTGCGTGCCCTTCGGATAGATGCCGAACACTGTGCTCTCGCCCCAACCGACGAGCCAGATCGAGGCGTTGTCGGTGCCGGTGCCGCCCGCGTCGAGGACGTTGGCGGCGTTGCCTGCGCCCGAGATCGCGCCGTAGCGCGTCGCGAGGCCGAGGTAGGTGCGCGGATCGGTCGCCGGGTTGCCGTAGAACACGCCCTGCGCCTGCGCCTGGTTCATCGCTTCGATGAACGCCGAGTCCTCGGACAAGCGGAAGGCGTCCTTGTCCTCGGCCAGCGCATAGAGCTTGGCGTCGATGTGGCTGCGGGCTTCGAGCATACCGATCTGCTCGTCGACCTGCGCGGTCTGCGACTTGCTGGTCGGAACGCCCTGGTTCAGCGCGCGGTAATAGACCGCAGGCAGGCCGGTGCGGATGACGACACGGTGGCCGGTCGGCAGGTTGCCGGGCACGAACGCCATGTCCTCGAGGATTTCGTTGGTCTGCGACAGAAGCTCGGCGATCGCCGGCACCTTGCCGTCGGGGTCGAGACGCTTCGCGTGATCGGCGAGGGTCAGCTGCCCGGTGGAGAGAACGGCCATCGTCGATTACTCCTTGTCTGTGCCGTAGAGCCGCTTGGCGAGGCTGCCGTGCGGGGTGGATTGCTTGTTGCCGCTGGTGATGACCTCATCCTCGGCGACGGCCTTTCCGGCCTTCATCGCGAAGCGGATGAACTCGGGGTGGTTGCCGAGGCCGGTCTGGTTGAGAAGCTGCACGAAGGCGTCGTTGCCGAAGGCGCTTATCGCGCGCTTGGCGACGCCCAGGCTCGCATCGAGCTTGTCGCCGCCGAACTCGGTGTCCGACTTGCTCTGGTCGAGCCATTCCTGGCGGGTGGCGATGATCGCCTCGGCGTCGCGCTGGCGCATCTGCGCGCCCAACTCGACGACCCTTTGCGCCTGCTCCTGGGTAAGGTTCAGTTCCTTGGCGACGCCCTTGAACTGATCGGTGATTTCGGTGTCGAGCTCGATGCCCTCGGGCAGCGTGAACTCGGCATATTCCTCGGGCGCGCCTTCGACCTTCGGCTCGTCGTCGCCCTTCGGCGCGTCATCGTCGCCCTTGGGGGCGTCGTCATCAGCTTTCGGCGCGTCATCGTTGGCCTTGGGCTGGCCGTCGGCTTTGGGGGCGCCATCTGCCTTGGGCTGGTCGTCAGCCTTCGGCGCATCGTCCGCACCCGTCACGAGCGTCGGTTCGTCCGCAGGGGCGGGCGCCGGGTCGTTCGGGGTGTCAATCGGTGCGTCGCTCATGCTGCCTTCCCCGCGATGATCCGGGCGGTGGCCTCGGGAGCAGCTTCGATGAGCCGAGCAAGCAGCTTCAGCCCTACGTTGCGCTCCCCTTCGCGGAAGGCTGAGCCCAGGGCATCGCCAGTGAAGGTCGATGACCAGAGCCAGCTTCGCTCAAGCAGCCGCCGCGCGATGCGCCGGCCCCGAGGGTCGCCCATGAGCCACTTGAGGTCTGCATCCTCGGTGAGCCTTGCGGTTTCGGCCTCGGCCTCGTCGCGCGGCTCGTGAAGCGGCAGCTCCAAATCACTCATCGCGGGGAAAATATGTCGCGCGGGGCAACTTAAGCGTACGGGCTTGCGTCACTTAACGTATTGCTATACGCATTGCGTATTGCGCGGACCTCTGCTCGGGTCTGAACAAGGGGTCAAGGACGTGAAGCAGTTTGTCTTGTCAGCGCTCGACCATCTTGGAATCGAGGCGCAGCGCTCAACTACGTTGCGGCGGTTCTTCGCTACCCACTCTATCGACCTGGTAGTCGATGCAGGCGCCAACCTCGGCCAGTTCGGCAACCTCATCCGGCGTAAAGGGTATCGCGGCCGTATCTGGTCGTTTGAACCCATCGGACACGTCTACGACGCACTACGCCAGGTGACCGACGCAAACTGGAAAGCGAGCCGTATCGCGCTCGGCAGCACGCCCGGTCATGCTGACCTTAACGTGTGCGTCAATCATTCGCTTTCGTCGTTCCTGCCGGTGCTCGGCAATCAGGGCTTCGCCGGGACCGAAAGCGTCACCGAGCGCGTGGCCGTCGATACGCTGGACAACGTGCTTCGTGGCGATCCTGCCGCCAGCATATTCCTCAAGGCCGACGTGCAGGGCTTTGAAAAGCAGGTGCTCGAAGGCGCGGCCGAGACCCTGAAGCGAACGCAGGCCATCTACCTCGAACTGCCCGTCGAGCATCTATACGAGGGCAGTTGGTCGTTTCCCGAGGCAATCCACTACCTCGACGCCCTCGGCTTCGCGCCGGCGCAGTTTCGCACGGTTTCTCCGCTTCCGACCGACCGCTCGGCGGCGTTCGAGTTCGACTGCCTGTTCCGGCGCAAGGGCTCACTGATGCGAGTGTAGCACCGCGCCGGCGGTCGAAGTGCCGGGGTCGATCGGGAAGTGGCGGATCGAGTTGACCGACTGGTCGGGGTTGAGGTTGACGACCGGATTGGGGCTCGACCCATCCGGCGCGGTGCTGGTAATCATCTGCGTGGTCGCGCTGGCCCGTCCGAAGCCGCACTCGTGGGGATCTCCTGGCAGGTCGGTGTAGGTCACTCCGTCGCTGTTCTTGACGTGCATGGTGAGCCCCGCGCAGTGCTGGAAGAACTGCAGCATCACGCCCGGCGCATCGCCGGTCCCGTAGTCCCACGCCGGGATGAGGTCGAAGTGAAAGCACTGGCCGCCCCGGAACGGGGTGACCATGCTGTCGCACGACAGGAAGGTGGTCTCCATCTCGCCGGGGCGGAACGCGAACTGGTCGATGGCGATGAACACCGGCACCTTGTACCAGCCCTCGGGGCAGACCAGCGCCGAGCTGATGCGCTTGTCGACGACGGTATAGGCCATGTGGCGGCGGCCGTTGGGCGAGTGCAGGTTCTTGCCGTCCCAACACCCTTGTGAGCTGACCTCGACGTTGACGTAGTAGACCGTCTTGCCGTGGTCGGTGGTCGGCGCACAGTCGAGCGTCGCGTGGCCCGCGCCATCGTTGAGGTACGGCTGGTGCGTGTTCGACTGCTTCGGCGCGTACGCCGTGTACCCAATATGCGTGGCGTCGGTGGTGTTGCACTGCCAGCCGACGAACCCGTTGACCGTGCCGACGCTCGGGTCGGCGTAGCTGTTGAAGCCGGGGTCGATCGCAGCGATCTGGTTGTGCTGGAAGCTGTTGGTCGGGTCGCTCATGTCGAACCCGCCGATGAAGCTGATACCGCGCGGCCAACGCGAGCACTTGGGCGGGTCGGTCGTGAGGTTGCCGCAGTTGTAGTAGGTGATCGTGTTGCGCGCGATCAGCGGCACCGGCACCGTGCCCTTGAGGACGTAGAGCGTCGGCTTCCAGTAGAGTGTGCGGTTGAGCGGGCCGCCGTAGCAGCTCGAATTGCCGCTGGCGCGCAACGAGGCGTAGGTCGCGTTGAACTGCGCGCCCGCCGCAGCCGTGTTGCCGATGAAGTCGTGGTAGTGGCTTGAGCCGCCCTGCACGCCGGGGTTGACGATCGGGTCGTCCTTGGCGTGGCTGTTGGTGTTGCAGTCGAAGCGGGCCTTGGCTTCCTGGCCGATGCCGTAGCCAGTGGTGTTGGTGGCATCGGAATACTGGCCGCAGCCGACCGCATCGTTGGCGGCGTTCTTGTTCGCACCATTGGGGCAGGTGACGATCCAGTTGCTAAGAATCGTCGAGTTGGTCGGAATATCGTTGGGCTCGAGCGTGGAGTAAGCGGGCGCCTCGCCGCCACGCGCGTTGGTAACGCCGTCGCCGAGGACGTGCGTGGTGGTCGCGATCGGATAGGTAATCGTCTGTTGGCCGGGGCCGTCCCAGGGCTCGGCGAGGGCCGGCTGCACGAGCAGCAACAGGAGGAAGATCGAGAGGAGCTTCTTCATGGTTTTCTATCCTGGGTAAGCGATGCCGAACATGGCGACGCCCGCTGTGCCGGCGGTGTTGGTGTAGGTGATCGACGGCTGGCCACTGGCGCCGAGCTTGGTCGCGGTGCGCGCCTCGTAAAGGGACGCATCGCTCTTGAGCGACTGCTGCGTAAAGCCGTTGTCCCAACTCGTGAACGTGTTGCCGACGTTAGAGCGGTTGACTGCAGCGAACACGATTCCGACCCCGTTCGCTGCAACCGTGAGGCTGGCCGGCGTCGTATAGGGCGTCGAGCCAGAGCCAAAGCCGTAGTCCCTGACGGTAAGGCCGGTGCCCGCTCCGGTCGCGTTGACCACCGTGCCGGTGTGGATGACGGCATCACCGCTCGCGCCGCTTATGGCCACCGTCTTGGTGCCGGCGGTGCCTGCCGCCAGTTCCCACAGATCCCACCGCCCGTTCGAGCTACCACCAAGGCGAGTACAGGCCGAGCCTCCGATGGTGACGCCGGTGATGGACGCGAGGCTGTTGTCGAGCAGGATTGCAACCAGCTGACGCCCCGCCTGAAAATCGGCGCTGCCCGAGTAGCCCGACGTCTGATGCCCGATCTGAGTTGTCGAGGGCACGAAGTTCGCGCCCGAAACGGCAGTCGTGATCTGGAAGGTGACGTTGGTGCCGGCAACGTTGATGGTAAGCGTCACGACGCCACCTGCCGTTGCCGAACTGGTGCCTCGCACGCGGATCGACTGCCCCGGTGATAGCGTCGTGTCGGCCGTGCTGAACGCGCCGCCGGCGATGCTTACCTCGTTGCCATTGGTGACGACCGGGACCGGGCCAGTGAAGCCGGTCGGCGTGACCGCGTTGGATTGCGTGAGCGTGCTCGCGGTCGCTCCGGTGACGTCGGTGAAGTCCCAGGCGTCGGGTTGATAGTCGTAGACCGCGCGGCTGACGCTCGCGCTCGCCGCCGACTGCAGCGTGAACGATCCCGGTCCGGTCCCTCGAGCGGCGTAGGCCCGAACGTAGAGCGTGCCATCGGCGAACGCGCCCGAGAAGGGCCAGCTGAAACCTATACCGTCGGCCGAATTGATGATGTCGTCGTCAGTGACCTTGTGCCAGTCGGTAGTCGAGCCGGTGAACCCTGAGTTGAGCGCGTACTCGCGGCCGATCCAGTCGCCGCTGACCGCATCGGACGCGAGCGTGTAGACCATGTTCGGCGGGTTAAGGTAGGTCGGGGTGTCGAACGCGACAGTCGGCGCAAGCAGGCTACCGCCGCCCTCGGCAACGTCGGCCACCGCGATCGTAAGGGTCGTCGAACGCGGGGAATTGGCGCTGTCGGCCAGCGTCTCGACGATCGTGATGTTGTGGCTGGTGTTGGTCTCAAAGTCGAGAAGCGAGCCGTTCGCGACGATGATCTGCCCGGTCGAGGGGTTGATCGCGAAGCGTCCGCCCGCGTCGTTGCTCAAAGTCTTGGTCGAGCCCGAGGTGTAACCGGTGGGGGTGCCGACGACGGTGCCGTTGGCGCTGTTCTCGGGAACCGACAGCGAGCCGGTCAGTGCGCTAAGGTTCGCCGCCTCGAACACGTTGTTGACGTTGATCGTCAGCGTCGTCGACCTCGGGGTGCCGATAGCGCCGGCCAGCGTCTCGACGATGGTGATGTTGTGCGAAGTCGCGGTCTCGTAGTTTGTCGCTGTGGCGCCGGCGACGATATTGCTTCCCGAGATCGCGAAGCGCCCGCCGGCGTCGTCGGACAGCGACAGCGTAGACCCCGCCGTGCGGTTCTGGATCGCGCCGACGACCGTACCCGCTGCGCTATTCTCGGTGATCGAGTTGGCCGAGAGAGTCAGTGCGTTGAGCGCGGCAGCGACCGCGCCCCGGCTGCGGAGCACCCGGTCGCGCCCGAGCAGGTCGTGCAGGAGGCGCCGCACGACGCTACACACCGAACGCGATGACGGTGACGGCGGTGGTGCTGCGGACGATGACGCCGTGCCCGACGGGGATATATTCGCCCTGCTGCGCGGGAACCGTGACGTCGGCGGCGCTCGCGGGATAGCGCAGGACGACGTTGCCCGTCGCTGCGGCGCGCAGCCACAGGACCGAGTTCAAGATGACGTCGCTGGCAAGGTTCAGCTGCTCGCCCGAGCCCATGCCGATACCTGAATTGATGAAGGGTGTCGTGACCATCAGAAGCTCTCCGGTGATGGGGCCTGGTAGCCCTGGAATTGACCAAGCAGGTCGGTGAGCGCGTTGCTCGCGCCGCCCTGCGTCGGAGCGTTGCCGAGCTTGTTGGCGGTGTTCGCCATCTGCTCGGCCTGCGCGCTGGCCTCGGCGGCGCGCTGCGCCTGCGCCCGCGACTGGCGAATGAGCGCGACCTTCTCGTCGGGCACGACGAGCTCGGGATCTACGCCAAGCTGGTCGGAGTAGATGTCGACCCACTTGTCGCTGTCGAACTTGTCGAGCACGTCGGGCTTGATGTTGGCGACGACGCCCAAGTTGCCGACGAAGCGGTCGGTCGAGGCGGTGCCGATCGCGCGCTGCGCCTGCGCCAGCACCGACACGAACTCGACGTTGAGCGGGATGCCGTTCATCTCGGGCGGCGGCGGGATCGCGCCGGCTTCGAGCAG